TTTAGAATAGATAGATACTAAAACATTTTCTCCATCTTCACGTATACCGAATGGAACGCCGCGCCCGTAGTCACGAATACGAAGTGAGTTATCTCTTTCATCTACTATTATTTCAATTCTATTACCAAAGCCAGCGATTGCTTCATCAGTAGAATTATTAATTATTTCTTTAAAGGCTTGGTATGTGCCTTCAAGGTCGTCTGAACCGAGATACATTTGTATACGGGTGCGGACTCCTTCTTTAAAGGAAAGCGATTGTATTTCATTTATTCCATATGATTCATTCATTTTTATATCCTCATTTCATCTGCGGCATTTATTAAATCCTTTTTTCTTTCATGTTCAAGTTTATTTAAATTATTAAAACGCTCATGCTCTGTTCTAAATTTCTCAAAATCATCAAGGCAATTATTACATAGACAAACACCATTACCACCAAACCAAACACCGCCCCAATAATAAGAACCGTCAGATTGGTCTTTGCAAGGTAAAAGAAAAGCAACCTTATTTTCTGTTACACGGCCGCATCTATCACATAGTTTAATATACATATAAAAATTCCTTTCCTATTTTATAATTCTATTATACCATAAATTTAAAGAGAAGTCAAATTTGACTTCTCCTTAATTACCTTTTACATAATTTACGTTTTCATCAAACACAGTCGATGGGGTGCTCTGCTCTACCCAAGAACCACTTACTTTTTTATATATTTTGATTATGGAAACCCAACTTCCGTTATTCTTGAAATAAGTTGTTTCCGTTGACCCTGCCGATGTAACGACAATAGTATGGTCTGCTGTAATATTTGTAAGAGTATATCCCCAATAAGTACGAGGTGTATAGGATTCATTTAAAGTAATTGATACCCTAAATTGTAGACTATCATTATTTGAGTCTGTATAGCTATCTTTAAAATACTTAACGTAAATATAATGATCGCCAGCAGTTACATTTGAATATGTAACTGTCTATACGCTTGATGAGTTATTATTTTTACCATTCCAATATACATTTGATGTATCTGCACTAGCATTGGTATTTAAAGTTGAATCTAAATTTGATAATAAACCATAGTCATATGTACTTTCTGCATAGTTTATGACACTAAATGTAATAGTTGATGCAACTGGTAATGAAAAATCAACCTTACAAACGGCCGCGGAGCTAGCGTGTGCCTTATTATTCGATTCATAGTAATTATTATTATTTAATGCAAAGCCATATGTACTTGTAATATTTGTTACCGTATAAGATGCGCCTGTTTCAGTTGCTTGAACGAGTTGACTTGTAACGTCTACATTATTATCTGTAACGGTTGGCTTTTCATCATAATATGCTTTAACTGTAAGTGAAGTACCTTCAAGCACACTCGTAGTGCCAGAAGGTGATGTATTTTCACCAGTAACACTAATACTATGATAAACTGGGACTGTATATGTAACTACAATTTCTGCGCCATAGATATAAATATATGCAGTATTATTTCTATTAGAACGACGACAGTTAATACGGATACCAAAATTATCACCGTAATTTTTAAGTGTATCCCAACTAATAGTTGTATTTGTAAAAGTTTTTACCGTCGCGCTTGTTCCGAGTGCTGTAGTACTACCAACAGAACTTATTTGAGTTGTGCCATTATAACCATATATTGTACTAGTATTACCACCGCTATGAGAGGCTTTAATTTTTATTTCTATCTTACTGACTGTTGCATCACTTGGGACAGCTGAAAAATTAAAACCTCGTAAATAAACATATCGTGAAGTTGTTGCGTTATTTATGTTTTGAACAGTGGCATATGAATCGCTATCAGTATTTGTATATGCATTATCTGCATCTGTGACTGTTAGATAAGTGGTTCCGGAATAGTTATAAAGTATAGAAGGAACTAATCTTGCTGTTGCCATATTTTATTCCTCTTATGTAGTTTGGAAATATATGTCGCCGTCTACGCCAAGTCCGGCAGATGGAGTCCCACTTCCAGTATAGTATGTGGAAATTATAAGAGAACCAGTTATTTTAGAACCATTTACATATGCAGTTTTGGAAGAAACTATATCTGCGGCCGAAGCAGTTGCATCAGACGTAAAAGTACCTGTTACATTTACAAGGCGGCCCGCATTAGAAGTGTCGCCAACCTGGACAGTTACACCTGTTTTAATATTGGCAGCAGTAATATTTGAAGTTGTGACTGCTTTTATTATTTGGTCATCATACAAATATCTATCTGCACTAATAGTTCTATCAGCATTTGACGGATAAAAAGTTTCTCCCCCTTTTACAGTTAAATGTTTAGTTGCTCCTGAGCTATAGTATCCAGCAGGTGCTGTTAGATAGACTTGATGTCCGCCTACATTTAATGTTAAATCACTGTCGCTACGAGTTGCGATTCCACTTCCTACATATGTACTACTAACCGCATTTATTTGAACAGAAGATAAGCCGTAATACCCGTTATCGGCTGTAATTGTTTGATTAGATTCAGTTGGTGTAATATTGGACTTTGCCTGAAGTGTTGGTGACGGTACTGCTACATCTACAGATGCATAAGCCGCAATATCAATTCCAGTTCCATTGGCAGTAATTGTTGAAGTGCCAGCTGGAATTATGTATTGACTTGGAATTGCATTTATCTGAACGGAATTAAGTCCATCATAATTATTATCAGCAGTAATAGTTTGACTTGAAGTTGTAGGATCAATATTTGTTTTGTCCTGTAAATTTATTGTGCCGCCGCCCGCAACGTTGACGGATGCGGTAGCATACTGTGATACATCTATGTTAGAACTGTTTGCAGTTATAATTTTCGTACCTGCTGGAATTATATATTGACTCGGAATTGATTCAACTGTTACAACGCTTAAACCGTTATAGTTACTATCTGCCATTATATATTGAAGGCTAGTAGATGGAGTAGCTACTTTAGACTGTAAAGAAAGAGTAACTACTCCACCAGTTATATCTACAATTGTGCCACCATGAACATCTGAACTTTCAATTACAGTCATACTAGCCCCAGTACCCTCAACATTTACAGATACTGTGGCATATTGAGTAACATCAATACTAGAACTATTTTCCGTAACTTCTAGTAATCCTTGTGGTCTAATATATGTTAAAACTGTTGAACTACTCGCGGCCGCCTTAAAACCAGCAACATTACTATAGGTTGTACCAAATAATGTTAAAGAGTCAGGCATCATGCCACCTCCACGTATAACCCCACTAAATCAGCCAGATTATTATAAACTGGAACACCAGTACTGCGGATGCAGAGATATACTATATCGTTTTGGCTGTAATATTTATTTTCAATTAATTCCATATTATTGTTGTATGGGATTGGATCATTAATGCTATCACCTTGACCTGGGCGCTCAACTTCTGCATAAAGAGAGGCCGTATAGATTGAAGGTGGATAAGCTTCTTGGGAAGTATGGAGTTGTAATACTTTCCATAATTTATCTTCATAACGAAGACGTTTTCCCATTTCATATTGAGTATCTGGTTTCCACCAAGGATATATTTCAATTGCTTCGAGAGCGTCAGAATCAGAAAGAGATTCCGCGGCTTTCTCAATATAGGGTTTTAGTTGTCTTGCGCGTTCTGCGTGTGTCATTCCTCTACCCCCATAAGAATATCGTATGCTTCTGCTTTATCTAATATTTCATCTCTTTCAATGTCTTCATCTAAAGGCATTAGCTCACCTTCAGTATAAGTGCGGCCGAATTCAGCTGGATCGCAAGCCTCGCTATAAGATACACCATCACGAACTACGTAACGATGTGCATCAGAATAAGTACGAGTGAACTCGGTATTATTTATATAAAATGTTTCAACTATTATCATTACTGTATTTCTCCTATAAGAATGTCATAAGCAGTGGCCTTATCCTCAATAACAATATCTTCATCAGGAGCATCAATGGGTATATTTGTTTCGATATATGTATATTTACTAGGTGAAATATCTATAGCATCATTCCAAAGTGTATTCGTTTCGGTTTGCAATAATTTAACACTTAAGTTAGAATATCGACGCTCACAGTTGTCTATTGTTTCAATAATAATCATAAGTATTCTCCTTCATGAAAGAGGCAAAAATGGCGTTATGTTATTAGGCCAACTTAATAAATACACTTCGACCTTAAATGTTCCGTTTATCGTTCCACTGTTTGAAGAATTATATCTTGTCGATATTTTCACATTACCATTAGGTGAAACACCCGAACCATAAACACCATAGGAGGTAGTGTTTGCACTCCATGTGCCGTCTGTGCCAACTTTGAATAATGTCCTTATTGCAGTTGTTTGTTCAGCCGTCGACCCGTTAAAAGCCCCAGCAATAATGAAGAAATTATCTGATCCGTAAAAATAACCGGAATCAGGCACTTCAGTCCTGCGCACACGAATATATAATATTTTTTGATATGTCCATGCTGCAGGAAAATTGAAGGTATGAAGTACTGTTGTGGTCGTACTTGTTGTGCTAACAGGAATATTTATTTGCCCTAATAATTCATAAGAACCTACGCTTGGAATACTCTCCACATAACTTGCAAACCCATCCTGCCCCCAAATTAGAGTTTGATCTTTCTTTTCAATTTTTACGCTTATTTCAAAGGTCCAATCTTCATCTGTATAATGAGGCCCATTGATGTATGTTTCATAAATACTTAATGCATCTCTGCTATCCCAACTTCCGCTTGAAACTGTGATGCCGCTCGGAATCGCAATTGGATAAGAGGAAAATGTAAAAGTCCCAACTATACTATTATTCCTTAATTTTCCAGTTCTATCGAAAGATGCCGTTATTGTGTACTCTTCACCAACCACCAATGGATTCGTGAACTCAATATTCGCAGATGTTACAGAATCAGATGTTGTGCCATACAACGCCAAATCGGTGTAGTCTAAGTTTTCAAATATGCTTATTTTTGATCTAATAGCATCGGCGGTATCGTCAATGGAGTCAGTCGGAACTATCATGTATTCTGCCATCAGCTTATCTCCCCCAAAAGAATTTTGGCGGCTTCGGCGTATTCTTCTGTTTCATTTCTGTCGTATGGAGGCTCACCATCATACTCAGTATATTGATATGGGCATGGGTAAACATCGACGGCATTTTTGAAGAACATCCCAGATTCTATTTGCCGAATCCATTTCCCGTCTGAGGAGTAGTGGCGCACACGGTCGACGCTGATTATTTCTTCAACAACCATATGTACCCTCCTCAAACAACTATTCCGTCATAAATGCGGAATCCAGTGACAACAACCGTTGCCATTGATTGACCATTGGCTGAACCGATTTGAATATTATTGGAGCGTACCGCTTCTCCCACTACCGGGGAGAACCACAAGGAACCATCGACATAGAACTCAGTCAAAGCGTAGTTATGTGATGCTCCCTTGTAATAATAATTTGTCGGTTTTGTTATGACTCTGAGCGTTTTGTTATCAAATGCCCCGACACTATTTCCATTATTTTGTGTTCCCCACTGCCCATAATAGACATTCCAGTTACTACCGCTTTGAAGAATAAATCCCTCAGAATCTGTCCACATCAGAAGCCGCCCATGTCCAGATGAAATTGTTTTGGATATACTTGTAATATCCATTTCATAAATCTTATTAGCGGTAAATGGCTGTGGAATCGAAACATAATCCGACGCAGAGGCAATCGTAATTCCAGATGAATTTTGTGTCGCATTGCCGCCAAGCGTAACAGATAACCCGGCAACGCTATCCGTAAGACCAGTGGTAAAGTTCCAACTATGCGTCAGCACCCTTTGCGCTTGGGCATTGAGAAGCCCCGTAATACCAGTCCCCATTGTGACGGTATCGCCAGAAAATACTGTATATTCACCCGCCGTGGAGATTGTTGTCCCGCCAGTCGGTATATCCTCAATCGCATCCGCAAACCCGTCCTGCGTGTATTCAATACTCGCCTGAGAGCCGGTCTTTTCACGAATAGCATCAGCAGTTGCATCAAGAGAAGCCTTCGGCACAATATAAAATTCATTTTCTGGCATTAGAAGCTCACCCCCACTGCTGTTGGGATTGCTCCCGTTTCATCTAAAACTAAATATCCATCTTCATCCTATTTAAATAAAACTGTAACACTAGTCGGTGCGCCTCCGCTACTACTAGCCGTACCAAGTGTTTTGACGCCAGCGGCATTGTAGAAATATTTGCCGCTGGCGACATCTGAAGCTGTGGCTGTAGTATCCGTAATATCAATAAGTACCGTTCCATCCGCGAGCTGTACCTTATTGTTTGCTAACTCGGGCATTCAGCCCACCTCCTTACGAAGCCACGGAGCCAATCGTTACAGTCTTACCACCGGCCGCATTATCCGAATAAACTACGGCGATAGAAGAAACAGTTACTTCACTTAAATAATTATAAGTTGGACTATCCGGACTAATTGTCTATGAAGTAAATGTAGGGGCTACTGTTTTTGTCTACGCGTTAGCACCTTCGGTGCCACTCATAGAACCAGTTACACCAAGAATTGTAATACCTTGGCGAATATTTGTTGCAATAATTTTTGATTGCTCTGCCGCAGCGATACTTACTTTACCAGTACCATCGTGATAGCCTTGAGGGATTGTATACTCCTATGCTTTACTAGTAATACTTCCTGTTACCGCGCCGCGGTTGGTCATTGTACCAGTATATGCGCTGCCTCTAGCATGGAAAGTCTTTCCTTGTAAAGCTTCGGCAATTAACAATGTATCATTAGTAGTATTACTATCAAAATCACAGGAACCAGTTACAGGCGCGCCGTTTGCGCCATGGGCTGTATAACCACTAAGAAGATGTGCAGCATCAACAGTATCTGATGTTAAGTCAATTAATATCGTACCATTGGCAAGTGCAACTTTGCTGACATAATCAGGCATTGATAATTCCTCCAATATAAACTGTTATTCCACCGGAAAGATTAGTTGTCCGGTTTACCTCAATTGCTTCAACCTCTACATCAGATGTCATCAATTTATTGTTTGTTGCCAAGAATTGATCTTCAAAAGAAGGTTTTACAACATAAGGTCCATTATAATAATTAGCGCTCATATCTTTGCTTAAAACACCTGTTAATGTTGGGTGCGCGCTAAGCTAAGCCTTTAGTGTAGGTTGAACAGATAATGTAGCTTTTAAATAACATTTCTAACAGGTATTAGTTGGCATATTAATATACCTCTTCTGTTAGAATTAGCTTCGCTTTATTAATAAAAGTATCTACATCTCCATTCGCATATGTCATTTCAATATCATAAACATACTCGGCGCAAGGAAGTGATTTTGTTTCAGCCGGATCAATTTGAAAAACCAAAGTATCAGTTGGTATATTTTTCAAAATTAAGGGCTCTGCATCGTTATAGCGGCGCTTCATAGCAAAACGTATATGATCTCCCTCAACTGGTGTATATGTATGGCCTGCGTAATCACTCAACGATAAAGTCACTCGTAACGTATCGCCTTTTGTTAATGTAATTGTTGACCCTTGAATACTGACCATGTATCAAAATCCTCCTATAAAATTATTACCTATACGGTCATAGACCGTTAAGGATTTGATACCATTAACGGTACGTTTACTTCACTTTATAAGTTACAAAAGTATAAATAGAATACAAAAAATTCATGCCTCGTGCTCAAATTTTTGGGTGTAATATTTTAAAAAAATGGAGGATATGGTTTTAATATTTACTTATTTATGGAAAAATATTTATCGCGAGGTATAGCTATGGTTTATAATCAAGATATAAACTTAGATTTAGATACACGCCAACCAAATATTATTATAGGCGCAAAATAGTATGATAATAATAGTCGTACTATTACTGCTACTATTTTAGAGAACGGAAAAGTTTTATCTATTCCTTCTAATGCGTTGGCTTCCTATAGAATTAAAAAACCAAATGGGCGTTTAAGCTGGAAAAATGCCGCGATTGATTATGACAAAAGTTAGGTAAAGATTATTCTTAATTCCGAAGATTTATCTACGAGCGGCCGCAATATTGTAGATGTGGTTTTAACCATTGGTTCATTCACATTAGGTACTACTAATTTTATTTTAGATGTCCAGTCTGCTCCAAATATAAATGATTTTGAACAAGATTCTGAGGCCTTAAGCCATTTAGAGGCTATTGTACAACAGGCTAATGATATGATCGAATAGGCTTAGGCATGGGCTGAGGGCAAACGTGGCGATAGCCCTGTTGTTGTAGATAATTATGAGGTCGGCGCCCCAGATGGCCTTTCAGTAAGCCTAAACTTTACTACTTTTAAAGCTAATATTACTCCTACAACAGCGGGTAGTACAATTACATATACTTTTACCTATGGTAGTAATGGGTGGGTTTATAGTTATAATGCAGAGACAGTAAATATGTCTAATTTAGGTTTTACTATTACTGCTTTATAGGAAAATAAACCTACATATGGTGATGTAATAACTGTAGTTGCTTCATATACGGATGCCGCATATTAGAACAATGCTAAATATTATGCAGAAGTCGCGGCCAGTGCGGCGGTGTCTTTGCAAAGTACAATTACTGCTGTAACTAGTAGTCTTGATACTAAATTAGATATTCCTGCATATTAGTCAAGTGCTCCATCAAATCCAAAAGTAGGAGATTTTTGGGTAGATAATGATGCGCAATTTATTTTAAATGGCGCAGTTATTAGTTCTGAAAATATTTAGACAAGTGCAGTTATATCTAGTCATATTGCTCCAAGTGCTATTACTGCAATACATATTGCGCCAGGTGCAATTACAAGCGCGGCCCTAACAACAGGTGCTGTAAATGGTAATGCAATTTAGGTATTAGCTATTAGTTCTAATCATATATAGGAATTTGCAGTATAGAGTAATCATTTAAATAATGGAGCGGTCACTAGTTATGCTATAAGTAATAATGCTATTCGTAGTGAGCATATCTTCCAAAGTGCAATTACTGCTGCCAAAATTTCAGCAGGAGAAGTTACTGCTGCAAAAATTGCAACTAGCGCAATTACTTCTGCAAAAATTGCGCAATCAGCGATATATGCTAACAGTCTTGCAAGTTATTAGATTGACTTAACGAAAATGAGTACTGATTTTATGAGAAAATTTGGTACAGTTACTTCTTCAGGTGGGTATTTAGAAATTAAGAGTTTAAACTCAACATATGCACGTGGTTTTATTTTATATGTTGGGAAAAATGCTCGTGGTTTAGTTGCATATAATATTGAAACAGATGGTACATCTACTGGTAGTGGAGTTATTGCAGGTGTTACTGGTTCGTCTGGAGTTACATTATAGACATTTACTAGTACTTAGACAGATAGTGGCCGTTTAAGATTAGTTAATAATACTAGTACTGCGTTTACAGGTTTAGTTATTTCATTAACTGGCTCTGTTAATGTTGGAAGTAATTAAATGATAAATGGAGGAAAATAAATGAGTGTTTTAAAAAGATGGACTGGTACCGAATGGGAAACCATTGGTATGGGCGCTAGTTTAGATATAAATGGCTTTAGTGCTGTTGCCTCCATAAATGGTAAAACAGGTACAGTTGTACTAGGGCCAGGAGACATTGCATATAGCTCAAGCGCAACATATTCTAATAATTCTATTGGAAAAACTGTATCTGATTTAGTTACAAATACAACTCCTATTATACTTACAGCAGATACATAGTTTCCTTATGTTGTGACTGCTTTAAATAGTGGAAGACCGGTATATGCAGAAGTAGAAAATGTCAGACACTATTTGATATATAAATATTTATAGACTACTGGTGGCACCATGTAGGCAATATTCGCTGCCGTGACTGGTTCAAATATTAGTATTGTTACTTATAATGGCACTGGAATGACACATACTACTACAAGTGTGGCAGATTCTAATTATTAGGCTACTTTTGGTACTACTACTTTGGACGAAATTAAAACAGCCGTCGCTAATCATAAAAATGTACAATGTAAAAATGGGAATTTAATTTATACTTTAGTATATCTGACAGATTCATATGCTTGGTTTATGTGTAGTTATGTAGACGGTGATGATAAGTTTAAATATAATGAACTTGTTTGTGCTACATCGGGCTGGACACAATACTTAAATGGTCCACTAAATAGTTGGAGTTTAGATTATAATCCAAATAATTCTCCCTATTATGACGAAGGTACAGGTGACCAATTAGAACCTACAAATACAGTAGCCGGAAAGCTCAAAGATTTAGATACTCGTGTAACTACTATGTGGCAAACAATTTATCCAGTTGGAGCAATTTATATATCATGTAATAATACTGATCCAGGATAGCTTTTTGGTGGTGACTGGGCACCGATTGAAGGTAAATTTCTATTAGCTGCAGATAGTACATATACTGGTGGCAGTACGGGTGGTTCTGCTGAGGTTACTCTTACTTCTGCATAGTTACCAAATATTACTGGTGATTTTCGTATAAGAACGGCAGGTACTGCTGGTAGTGCATCTACTATTACTTCGACTCACGGTATTGTTACAAGCGCTTTAGAAACAACATCAAATGGTAATAAAATTGATATATCTGAAGCCAGTGGAGGTAACAAATATTCACAAAAAGTAAGTATAGCCTTCGGTGCTAACTCTGCACATAACAATATGCCACCATATCTTGCAGTATATATGTGGAGGAGACTTGCATAATGAGAATTTTAGATATAAACAATAATGAAATTATTAATCCCGATTTAACGTTGGGGTATTTAATTGAAGATAAAATAGTATCTATTCATCACGATGCCATTCCTCCAGTTGAAGAAGTAGGCCATTATGAAGTTGTTCGAACATATCCTAATGGCGGGAGACTTTTGAATTGGATTGTCACTACACCTGGGTCTCCTGGATAGGAGGCATGGGATGAATACGAAGATATATATCGCTATATCTTATATACGCAAGAAGAACTTGATGAAATTGCAGCCGAATAGGCTCGTGAACAAGCAGAAGCAGAAGCAAAACGCCAGGCCGCGGAAGTCGTAGAATTAGTAAATGCTTTATTGGGGGTATCAGAATGACAAAACTTCAAGCTGCAGAGCAATTACGTCATGCACTTCAAATATTTGCTCAAACTCTTACAGATGAAGAAGCATTAGAAGTAGCTTGTGTTTACCCAGCATGGGAAGAAAATAAATCCTATAAAGTAAATACAATGGTTATCTATGGTGAAAACGCCGTCGGTGATCCACAACTTTATAGATGCGCGCAAGCTCATACCTCTTAGTCTAATTGGACTCCAGATATAACTGCCGCTCTATGGACTCCCATCGGTTTAGCTGATGATGGAATTGCTGTATGGAGCCAGCCTACTGGCGCGCATGATGCATATCGTATTGGTGATAAGGTTCATTATCCAACCGCATCTGATCCAATTTATATTTGTATATCAGATTATAATATTTATGCACCTGACGTCGCTGGTTGGGAGTTATTTACGTAACTCTTTAAAAAATTATAATCTTTTTATAAAAAATTTACTTTATAATGTAGGGAAGGATTGAGACAAATTGAGGAGTCTTTCTTATGGCTTATAATCCTAATACATTATAGCAATAGCTTCAAGATTTATCTCGACAATACCAATCACTTGTAGGTCAACAAATAGTACCTACACCTCAAGTTCAAATTCCTGTACTTCCACATCAAATTCAATATGTGGAAGGACTTAACGGAGCAACACTTTATCAAAATAATATGCCTTCAAATAGCTCAGAAATAATTCTCGACAAAGACGAAGACATATTTTATAAAGTGTCAAAAGATGCAAACGGAATACCAGCAAAGAAAATCATTAGATGTCGTTTCACAATCGAAGAAATACAATCGGATGAACCCGATTTCTTAACTCGCAAAGATTTTGAAGAATTTAAAGAAGAATTACGGCAAATGTTTAGCGCGCAATCCTCTACTCCACCGCAAGTGGAAACGAAATCCCTCAAAAAATCTTCGGGAGATGTGATGCATGAATAGTCTGTTTAATGGTTCCAACGCTTTGGCAAAATTATCGAATCTTGCTCAATCTGCTCCTACAAATAATGCCGCCCCATAGTCACCAAATCTTTTATTGATGGCTTTTGGGGCGGCTTTGCGTCATGAATCTCCATATGATTTTATGCAAAATTTAGCACAAACACACCCATTACTTAAATAGTATGATTTATCAAATCTTCCCCAGGCGGCGGCGCAAATCTGCCAATAGCAAGGGGTTGATATGCAATCAGTCGTTAATCAAATCGACAGAGTAACTTCATCATTTATGTAATCATCACGGTCGCGACGTGTTGAAATTTTATATTTTTTCAAAGGAGATTGATTATGAACGGTTCTTCTACTAGCTCGTTTTTCGGCTCTGATTGGCTCGGCGCGTTTTTAATCATCGCTGTCTTATTTGGAGGATTTGGCGGCTTTGGTTTTGGTAATCGCGGCAACGGCTTTGCTACTCCTGAATATGTTCAGAGTGTAGTGAACAATCAGTCAACTCAAACAGGATTGCGTGACATCCTTTTATCGTCCGCAAATAACAACTATGAAACCGCACAGCTCATTAATGGTCAGACTCGTGACTTAATGACTATGAATTACTCTAATCAAATTAATGTAGTTCAAGGTTTCAATGCAATTCAGCAGTCTCTTGCCCAGCTTGGGTATCAGATGGATCAGTGCTGTTGCAGTATCAAGACTCAAATGCTCCAGGATAAGTATGAGAATCTTGAGAATATGTATCGTACTGCCCAGAATGATTTGTCCAATGCTGCGCAGAGTCAGTACATTCTTAATGCGCTCGGCCGCTTTGTAGCATATCCTGCTGCAGCTGCCGCTGCTGTAACTACTGGTGGCTAATACATAATATAAGGGTGGGTATTTTATACCCACTCTTTTTTTGAGGGGAGATAAAATGCGAATAATTAAGTGCTTAACGGAGTATATCAATGAAGAGCTCCATGACGCGCAAAAATATGCAGAGAAAGCCCTAAAAGTAAAAGCTGACTATCCAGAAGTTGCAGAAGTTTTTGAAAATTTATCCAATGAAGAATTAAAGCATATGTATTCTTTACATGGATAGGTTACAAGACTTATTGAAAATTATAGAAAACTTTAGGGCGAACCGCCTGCTAATATGCTTGCTGTGTATGAATATTTACATGAGGAAGCAATTAAAAAAGAAAAAGAAGTTCGATTACTTCAACAAATGTATATGGAAAAATAAAAAGAAGCCCTTCGGGGCTTCTATTTTTAAAATTTGCTTTTTGCATAAAAATATGGTATAATATATATATAAAGGGGAGAATATATATATTATGGGTGATATTATGATAGAAATAGGTGTTCCTGTATATAAAGCAAGGGATACTTTACCGGATTTATTAGATACGCTTGTAGCTTAGACAAAAAAATCATTTTTTGTTTGTTTATCTATTGATGGCGATGGAGAAGATTATTCTGATATTATTAAAAAATATAAAGACCGCGGCCTTCGGATTAGAGTTATAAATTCAGAAGAAAACGGTGGCCCAGGCATTGCACGTCAACGAGTATTAGATACAACTTAGTGCGACTTTTTGATGTTCGCTGATGCTGATGATTTGATGCTGCCGCGCGCGGTAGAAGTTCTTTATAGAAAAATAGTGTCAGGTAATTATGATATAGTTAGAAGTGGTTTTATAAGAGAACACACAGATAATGAGGATCAAATTTTTAAATGCACTGATAATATTATTACTTGGTTTCATGGAAAAATTTATCGTGTTTCTTTTTTGAAAGCAAAAGGGCTAAGCTTTTTACCTGGCCTGCGCACTGATGAAGACGCATATTTTAATATGCTTGCATGGAATTGTACTGAAAATAAAGAATTACTTGATGAAATTACTTATATTTGGCGCGATAATAAAAACTCCATAACAAATAAAGAAGGTTAGAAAAATTATTTCATAAACCATCATATGGATTATATTCACGGTCAAGTAGAGGCATTAAAACGTATTTTTACACTCATACCAGAAGTACCAACTCTTTTAATTACTTTGGAATTAATTAATATTTACTATCACTATATGAAAGCGAGATTTTATAAATGTGATGAAAAAGAGATGGATGATTGTATATCTTCACTTCGAGATTTAGCATGGATGAAAGTATGGATTAAAGGTGCATAGAACTGGGTTGATGTTATAAGCAATATCAAACCAGGTGACATTTATGATGGGCAATATGTTGTCTTTTATGAAGAGACATTTAATTTATGGGCTGTAAGATTATTAGCAACTGATTGAAAGGGGATTTAAATGAAAGGATACGCTGGGGGAATAGATTGGATTAACGCAGAAAGTATGCGTTATTGGAGTTTTCCTTCATCTTATAAAGGTGATAAAAAAGCAGAAACTCGCAACATGATATTTTCTGGTGATTATTGGGGTGCACTCAAAGTAGATGGTTATTATGAGCGTCTCATTAAAGATGAAGATGGCAATTATTTCATGATCGCGCGCAGCAAAAATGTAAAAGGCGAAGCTGTTGAAAAAATTGAATGGGTGCCGCAGATTCATGATTTTATGAAAAGTTTGCCAAATGGTACTGTTCTACTTTCTGAATGTTATTTGCCTGGCAACGAGGGGTCACAAAAAATAACTGGACTTTTGGGATGTTTAAAAGAACGTTGTATCGCGCGGCAGGCCGCAGGGCAAAAACTTCACTTCTACATTTTTGATATAATGGCTTTTGATAACGAAGATAAAACTAAAACGCCACTCGAAGATAGAGCTGAATTACTTTGGTGTCTTTCAGGTGATGAACATTATAAAAGTGATTATGTCGAATGGGCTGAATATTTTGGCGGTGAAAGACTTTGGAATGAACTTCAAAAAGCACTCGCAGATGGCCGCGAAGGTATGGTCATCATGCGCAAAGATGCTCAAGTTTATTTTAAACGGACGCCCGCGCGCGTGAGTCTCAAAATAAAGAAAGAACTTAGAGAAACCATTGATTGTTTCTTTACAGGGCGCGCAACCGCTCCTACGAAAGACTATACAGGTAAAGAAATTGAAACCTGGCCTTATTGGGTGCATCAAGAAACTAATGAACGGCTTCCAATTGGTAATCATTACTATGAAGCTTTTATGGAAGGTAAGCCATATATCCCAGTAACAAAACCATTTTATAATCATTGGGCTGGATCATTAGAGATTGGTCTCATTGATGACGCCGGCGCAATAATAGGTATTGGTTATTTAAGTGGCTTAACAGATGAAATCAAATCCAACTATAAAGATTATCAATATCGTGTCATCGAAGTAGGTGCTATGCAATTGACACCAGATGGCGCCTTACGACACGGAAAAATGTTGGGATGGCGCGACGATAAGCTATGGAAAGAATGTAGCCTTTTACAACTTAAAAATCTTTAAGAGCAGATTAATGTCTGCTCTTTTTTTGAGTTTCGTTTTAAAAACTTTACTTCATAATATGAGCAAAGGTGAAGATAAAATAGAAAGTCTCCTAAAGAAAAAATAGGTTCGGTATGTCAAAGAAAAAACTTTTCCAGCTCTTCGGAATGGAAAATTACGCTTTGATTTTTATTTGCCCGAAACCCAAACATTAATTGAAGTTGACGGCGAGTAGCATTTTAAGTTTACTGATTATTTTTATAACTCAAAAAAAGAATTTAATCACGCAAAGCAAAATGACTATTATAAAAATTCTTTCGCTTTATCTCACAATTACAAGCTATATCGTATACCTTTTTGGGAATTACCAAACATTTAGCATTACTCTGATATTTTTCAAACTAAATTCCGAGTAACAACTAAATGGTGGAATGATTAGATCTATCGCAAGTATCTATCGGAGGGACATCGTAAATGGATGTAACAGCAATTGCCAACTGGATTATTCTTATAAGTGCAGTTATAGTAGCGGGGAAGACTATATATACATTTTTCAAGAAACCAGTTGATTCAGTATCGTAGGCAATTAAAAACAATGAAGAGTAGCATATTAAAGAGGTGTTATAGGCCGAAATGCCTAATCTTCTTTCTAAGAATTGTGAGCCAATTATGGCTTCTTTAAATGAAATTAAAGAAATGACTTTAAGCTAGGAAGAAAGATTAGAGCAAATGTAGAAGTCCTTAGACTTGCTTAATGTATCACAACTTGATATGCTTCGTTATAACATGAATCGTTTATACTATAAGTATCGTCCCTATAAGAAGATTCTTGATGCTGATAAGCAAGCTTTTATAAAATTATATCACGACTACAAAGATATGCATGGTAATACCTGGATTGACTCATTATACAATGAAGTGGTAGATTGGCCTATTGTCGCATCACAGGACGAACTTAAAAGTTGACAAATGTTTAAAAATATGATATAATATATACATAAGGAGGAAATCTACTTATGTATATATTTTTTTATCTCTCAATTCTTATATTTATTATTGGACTTATCTTCTTTATTATAGGAGTCAAAAAACAACATAAAGATTTAGAAACTTTAAAATAGGAGAAGCAACACTATTTAGACGCCGAGGCCGGCGCGCTACTTAAGAAATGTGAAAATCTTTAGCAAGCATAGAAGCAATTAGAACTTTAGCGTGATGCCATAGTACGGGAATAGGCAATTGAAAGGTAGCATTTAGAAGAACTTCGTGAGCATAGTCGTGAGTTACTCTTATCTGAACGAGAACGTATTGATACAGAGATAAAAATGACGCGTCGTCAAAAAATGGAAGAACTACGAAAGGAATATGACGATTAGCGCGTTCTTTTAGAGCATAATTTTCTTTAGCGGCGTGATGATATTAATGAATAGCTTGAGGCTTGTTAGAGTGAATTAAAAGCATTTTAGGATATTTAGGCTTCTATTAATGAGGCGGCGCGTCGCAAACGTGAAATGGAAGAAAATGAAATTTTCTATTCTCTCGATATATCTGAAAATGATTAGGAAGATATAGCTATTTTATAGTCAATGGATACTCGACTTCATAATAGAGATGTAATGCCAAAATTAATATGGGAATTATTTATACGGCGCCCAACTTAGGAAATGATTAAAAGAGTTGTTGGTAATGGCAAGACTAGTGGTATATATAAAATTACTTATAAAAAAACTGGAGAAGCCTATATTGGAAAGACAACAGATTTTGCTACGCGATGGACCAATCATATAAAAACAGCCATCGGACTTGATGCGGCCGCGCGGGCCACAATTCATAATCGAATGGCAAAAGATGGTATTTGGAATTATACTTTTGAAATATTGGAACGGGTAAATAAAGAATCACTTGCCCAACGCGAAGCTTATTATATAGATTTATATGGAACGAAATCATAGCTTAATATGAAAGAAGGAAATAAAAATGGAACTTAGTAAACTTTAGGAACAAATAGTAAATGCAAAAGAAGATAAAATTATCGTGCTTGCCGCAGCTGCAGCTGGTAAAACAGCAGTACTTACAGAGCGGGCGCGCAAACTTCTACGTGATGGAGTAAATCCATCAGATATAGCTGTTATTACTTTTACAAATCTGGCGGCGCAAGAATTGCGTGACCGCCTAGCAGACGATTATAAAGATGGAATATATATAGGAACGATTCATGGTTTAGCCAACAAATTTCTTTTAACCCACGGAATTAATACGGGTAAACTTATTGAAGATGAAAAATTTGATGAATTTTTTATACTTTTATAGAAAAATCCATCTTGTGTAAAACATATACCTATTATTCTATTAGACGAAGCGCAGGACTCGTCTTGGGGAGAATTTAATTTTATCTTTAATATGATACAGCCAGATTAGTTTTTTGTCTGCGGTGATGTGCGACAAAGTATTTATGGTTTTCGTGGTGCATAGCCTTAGCTTTTAATGGAATTGGCAGAAGACTCTGGTGCAACACTTTACGATTTGAATGAAAATTATCGTAATGGCGCTAATATTTTATCATATGCAAAACGCATACTCGCGCGCGATGGCATGAAAGATTCATCTATAGCCATGCGTCAAGGTGGTACTGTATATGAAGGTCCATGCGATGTAGAAAATATCGTTAAATGGATAGAGAAGCATGGCACCTTTAAAGATTGGGCAATTCTTTGTTCAACCAATGATGAAATTAAATGGCTTATGGAAAAATTAGAGGACCATGATATTCCAACGATTACCTTTAAGCAAGGAAAAATGACAAAAAAATAGTTAGAAACCGCTATGAAAGACAATGTTGTAAAAGTCTTAACACGTCATTCAGCTAAAGGTCTAGAGTTTCCTTATGTAATTGTTTATAATCCAAGTTGGTGGGGAAAAGAAGCGAGGCGCGTAAATTACGTTGCCGCAACGCGGGCGCGCGATGTATTAATGTGGCTTGAACCACCAAAAAGAAAAAAGACAAATAATAAATATTTTGGCACAGACTAAGCTGTGCCAATTTTTATTTTTCTGGAAGTTTAAGTACGTCACCTGGATGGATAACGCTTGTAACTTTCATATTATTTAATTTAACAATTTCGCCGTATCGCAAACCATTGCCAAGCTATTCTTGTGCAATTTTCCAAAAACTATCGCCACCTTTTACTGTATATAGTCTTTCACCTGTTGACTATTCTGGTGTAGCGGGCGCTGAGGCCGTATTTTGGATTATGAGGTCGCGCGCAGAGACTGGACTCATAATACTATTGGTGCCTGATACGTTTTTATTTATTACTACTCTATCATTTGATACACTTAATACAATCCATACATCATCCAATACAAATTGAGGTACAGAAATAGATGTATTATAATACTTTGCGCCAGCCTTGACTTTAACCTTATCTCCAGCTTGAATAGTAGTGTGAGTTGTAGTAGAGTGAGATGAAGGCGAAGTTGGAGTAGTCTCAGTTGTAGTCTATGTTACAATACTCCATCTTGGACGACCAAACCCTGCAATAATTTTATTACCTTTATTATAAGTAATACGCATTACCTAATCGTTAGCATTACCTTCAATTGTAGTAAGAGAGGTCCAGTTCTTTCCTGAGCCAGTAACAGTTTCAACAATACCTGTGTGGTTTATATCTCCACTATAATAGAAGAAAATCTAATCTCCGACTTCGGGATAATCATAAAATGCGCCATTATTTTTGTAATAAGCTGCACTTGTTTTACATAATGCTGAGCCGCGGCCAACCGTTTGATACGTCATAGCCGCACCCTATTGCATTGTAAATGCATGAGTAAAACAATAATCAACGAAAACATCACACCAAGGTTGATTTTGAAGTTCCCATCCATAGAATTGGTTATCCCAACTATCTTTTGCATATTTAATATAATTATTATAACCTTCTTTATAGCCAATTTCGGCACGAGCGACAGCTAATAATTTTTTCTTTGCTTGGGATTTAGTCATACCAGTTGTGGTCGTTGTAGTTGTGGTTGATAAATTTTTATAATGTTTTTGAGCATATTCGTATCTAACTGTTAAATTTTTAACCAAAGGATTTTCCCATTGATTTAATAATACAGCAGTTAAATGATGTAAATCATTACTACTTTTTAGCTATGCCCATATACTACTAAAATCTTCTTTTAGCTCTTTAATCAAAAATGCGACTTGCATTTCTGTATCACCAATAGACTTATTATTGGATTGAGCATAATTTAATAATTTTTGCTTTCTCGTATAATATGTCCATTGAGCCAATCCGTAACCAGCGCTATCGTGAATAAAATTATTATAAGTTTTATTATCTACAGCTTTGGTATATGATGCATCACTCATTCCTAGCGCGGTATTATAAGAATCCTATAAGTTATTGGAAACAAAACCGCTTTCTGCTTCAACATTACCCAAAACAGCGCAAGCTCCTTCTTTGGTAGTGCCTGCTTTGAGCAACTATTCATATAAATATTTAATTGTCTCCTAAGATGTCATCTATTGAATATTCCTCCTCCGCTGCGCGTTGTAATTCCATTAATTCTTTTTGTGATTGTTCATATTTTTGCTGTAGCTCTTGTTCACGAGCGCGTGTCTTTGCAGTTTTTATCCATCCCATAAAACCGCATTCTCCAGTTACAGCTACAAAGAAGCAGGTACATAATGTATCTGGTATTCCACCAGTTATCATATATGTCCAATACATTAATCCAGTAAAAATAATTACTGTAATATATAAAAGAATCAGAATAAAATCCATCGTTTTCTTTGCCATTGTATATTCCTCCATATATATAAGTAGAGAAAATTAGACAAAAATATAAAAAGCAGGAGTTAATCCTGCTTTTAATTTATAAATATTTTATAAAATTCTTCAGCACTTTGAGCGAGGTCATCAAGTGTACTATTATTTTCAACTATAAAGTCATATTGATAATTTTCTATTTCATCATCTGCATGATTTCCATAAATTTTACCACCCGGCCGCCGTATAAGTAGAGTCACTACGGGATAATGTATACTTAAACCATCTACCAGTCGAGCAATTTCATGCGGTTCTCGACAATGAATAAAAACAAAACCTGTATCTTCAACTCCATATTGTTGTAATTGTTGATAAAAAGCGTTAGCCTTTTGAGTTACATCTTTAAAAGGAATATCGCCCCAATATGTAGCTATGTCTTTGAGATCAGATAAGTATTTTCTACTTAAATCATCTTTTTCTTTATTCCAACCAAGTTTTGTAGCAATTTCTTTGATGTAGTCTACAGTTGAAATATTAAGTACATGGTCCTGACCGGCGCACTATATAAAGTCTTCTACAAAAGTATCTTTGCCACTACCACCGCGACCATTTATAATGATAATAGTCATTTGCCGTAATACTCCTTATAAATTTTAACCATTTCTTCCTCAGTAATGTCATAGTTTTTTGCTACTTCTGTTAGAAGCATTTTTCGTTCTTCTGCATTACAATTATGCGCCTCGCTTGAAGCAAGATGCTCTGCGCAACTTAAAGGAAGCCTACGGAGAGGGCGCTCTTTCCATTTAAATTTAAGAAATTTAAAAAGTCCGCCATAAGGTTCAGCATATACATGCGTTTTTCTTACAAAAGTAGCCGCGATAAGAGCCAACCGTGTAAAGAGTAAATCATAGATGCTTTTTGAATCCAATTGCTGTAGGATAAAATAATCATATTGTCTTTCAGCAGTAACAATACGAATAAGTGTTTCATGGATAAATCTATCCCATTGTATATTACGTTTATTCATCCAATACCTCCAGGCCACATACCAGCCAAATCCAGAATATACAAAAACAAAAAACTATTGTCATCAAAATTTCATTTACTTTCGCTTTCATTTTATTTCTCCCTTTCTAATTTTCTACTTATAGTATACCACAAAATTTTAAAAAAGTCAAATCTCTTACCTTATTAAAGCCATTCCCATATGTACCCACCACTAGTTTTTGACTATCCATTGCATACGCGTCTAATACCTGAGGCGCTGATCCCTGTTTCTCTACTCGCTATACTTGCCGCAGGGAAAGTTTGTATTAATTCATGTTTTAAATTAAATTGGCCAACCTTTTTACCAGCGTTACTATTTCCCATGGGATTATATAATCCTGCCGCGATAACATTTTGAATATTCATACCACCAACTTTTGCTTTATCTTTTATAATAGTTTTATCTAAATTTTTCCATTTATCATAATTTTCTTTCATTAATTCATTTGTAGGGCGTTTTTGTCCTCCTTTGGTAGAATTATATCCATTATAATAGCTATCAAAGTAATTAATCCAATACATTTCTCGTTCATCAGCACCCTCTAATGTGGTTTCTTCTAGTAGTTCAATATTAAACTTATCTATGCCATAATAAATTAACATTCTATGAAAATACGAAAAGTCTTGTTTTTCACCACGGATAGACTATTTAGCTTCTCGTATATGTTCTTTCAAACGATAATCAATTGTTTTGTTAGTTTGTCCAATATAACTTTCCTATGTTTCTGTATTATAAATTCTATATATAAGCATTTTATTAACCTCCTTGATTCTATATATAAGTAATATTTTATATAAATAAATATAATTTTTTGATAGAATTAAATATACCATTTTATATATTTAAATGTACACGCGAGTATATCATAATTTTTTAAAATTTTCAAGTTTTAAAGAAAGAAAAAAAATTTGAAATTTTTTAAAAAAAGTGGTATAATAAAGGTAGAATAAGAAAGGAGTATTATAAAATGGATAACTATACAGAAAATATTACATTTTCCTATGAAGTAAACGGTGATGCTAAGACTGAGCATGAAATGTATTTGTCATACAGTTTTCCAGGTGGGATGAGCATAGCTGCTTTTCATCGAGCCTGCAAACGCTTTGGATACGCTTTGGGTTTTGCACAGAAAAATATTGAGGAATATTTTGGTGAAGATTCATATGATGATTGGGAGTGAGAAAAATGAATTTCCTTGTGCGTGGAGATACGCACGGGCGCTTTACATGGATAGACCAGCTCGATAATTATATTCCTCAAGAAACATCTATTATAATCCTTGGTGACGCCGGTTTTAATTTTTATCTCAATAAGAGTGATAATAAATTAAAGCACTGGGTAAATCAGCGTGGGTATACATTATATTGCCTACGTGGTAATCACGAAGCGCGGCCGAGTGATGTACCTGGAATGGTTATGTGGCATGATAATACTATTAAAGGTAATGTATACATTCAATTGGAGTACCCCAATATTCGCTATTTACTTGATTGCGGATTTTATCAGTTTGGTCCGTATAAATGTCTGTGTATTGGAGGAGCCTATAGTGTTGATAAGTATTATCGACTCGCGCGCTTTGGATATACAGATGAAACAAATATTTCTAAACAAAGTGGGTGGTTTAATAATGAACAGCTTACTTTGATTGAAATGGCTAAATATGGTTCTTTTATTGCTAACCAAAAAGTAGACTTTGTATTTACTCATACATGTCCATTAAGCTTTCAACCTACTGATCTGTTTCTTAATTTTGTAGATCAATCTAAAGTAGATAGCTCTATGGAAAAATGGATGGAGTCTATTAAAGATTCTTTTAAGTGGAATATTTGGTGCTTTGGTCATTATCATGCTGACCGTATAGAGCGGCCGCACGTAGAGCAATACTTTAATGATATAGAAGAATTGGATGTTATTTATGAACGTTGGAAAAAATATGACGAAACTGGTGAGTTAGATTGGTGGCTAAATAAAAGTCCTAATTTTTATATGGAGTAATAAATATGGAAGGAATCACTATTTTAGCACAAAAAACAATAGATGTAGTCATAGATCATACATGGGGATTTACTGGTATTAGTATTTTGGGAATTATTTTAATAGCTATGGGAATATTATGTAGTACTGTGATGATATGTGATAAAGACATTGATGGTTTTGGATTAATAATGTGCATTATAGCAATTGGTCTAGGTATATTAACATTTAGACTAAAGTCAGTTAATGAAAAAGTCACTGAATATAAGGTTTTAATTAGTGACAGTATAACGTTTAATGAATTTTATGAAAAGTACATTATTGAAGATAAAGAAGGAGAAATTTATACTATTCGAGAAAAGACCACAGTGGAAAAAGGTGAGTGAAATGTAATGAATGAATATTTAGTAACAACTTTATTTTTAGATAATACAAAGAGTGTACCAAAATCAGTAGCGAAAACATATGATTATATCATAAGTGATTCACTCTTTAGTCAAATCGAAGTTGGTCCATCCGCTGGAAGTGATGGGACGGCAGTATATTTAACCAGTTATAATATACAAAATACTGATGGTTATGATTATCGTGGCTCTAAAGTCGTTTTCTTAATGGTTAAGCCATACAAACCAGAAAAAGGTGATAATTTAATAGCCCTTAAACGTATTTTAAAAATTACAAATAAAGAAGAAATTGTTTGTTTAACATCACATTTTAATAAACAACTATTACCAATTATAAATGAGAAAAGTAGGAACGGTTGGTATTTATCAAAAACTAATTTATTATCGGGGGCTTTATTTAATGCGGTAGGTGATAAGATGATAACAAATGGTATAACAGCAGATAAACTCAGCAGTTCCAATTGTTGTTGTACTTCTAGTACAAGTAATACTATTTCTGGTTCTTGGATTAATACAGGTACTAGTACAGGAGACGTATTAAAATATAATAGTAATAGTAATTGGATAACCACAACTCCATATACTACAACTGATTGGACAGTTACTCTTGGTAACTATCCAACACAATCAGAAGTAGATGAAATTAAAAAACGTCTTGATAAATTGGAAAATAATAAAAAGGAGAATAAAAAAATGTTTGATAGTCTTACAAAAAATTTAAAGTGTGGCCGCGCGCAGGATGTTCGTCTTTCCATCTATGGTCCTGCATTTAAGGGAGAAGATGGAAGTTGGTATTCTGTAGATACTGATGGTGAACTAACCGATGTATCTGACCTCTTGTTCGATATGGATAGCTATTGCTATATGATGCCCGTAGCTAAGAATACTATCAAGGAAGGAGATTTTATTCTCCATAATGGGCATTGGATTAAAGTTATTGAGTATGATAACGGATGTGTAATGAACGCAGTAGATATTTTTAATAAGCAATTCGTTGTACCTACCGTAACAAAGTCTCCATTTGGCTTTGAGTTCTATACTAAGCTCGTGCAGATGCTTGATTTTTCTAAGATGCCAATTAGTGCAGAGAACCCATTCGGCATGATGCCAATGATGCTTATGATGAACAATAAAAATGATAAGGATATGCTTCCTATGCTTATGATGATGGGCATGCAGAATGGAAATTTTGGATTTGATATGTCTAACCCAATGATGATGTGTCTTTTGATGAAAGATAAGGGAGATAATAATGATTGGCTGCTTCCTTTTCTTCTTATGAGTCAAACCAAAATAAATCAGGAGAGTAAATAATGAAAGCATATCTTGCAGGTTCTATCTTCTATTACGGGGATGAACTAAGAAATACTGTTTGGGCCGCAAAATTGCGCGAAGCTTTTCCAGAGATGGATTTGTACAGCCCGATTGAGAACACTGACATTAATGGGCGCGAAGGTAAGAAGAAGTTTGGTAGCCCAGCAGACATCGCGCGAGCTGATAATGAAAGGCTTGATAAGTCTGATATTTTGATTGCGTGCATTGATGGCGATGTACTTCCCAGCGGCACGTGTGCAGAAATTGGGAAGTTCCACGAAAAAATTGCCAACGGCGATAATAAACTTTTAGTTGGTATTTGTACCGATAACCGCCAGTGCTGTCTTACTTGGAGTGAAGCAAAAGATGTGGGCGGCCGCGATATTGGTGCCCAGCAGTATAGTTATCAGAATATCTATGTAACTGGTCTTATTAAAGAGGTTGGGTATTTGGTAACTGATATTGACCAAGCAATCGAAAAAATTTTTAGATGGATAAATGGTGAGTAAATGATTTATAAAGTAGATGATAGAGTTCCTTTTGGTAAACTCTTACTATTTGGATTACAAATAATGCTTAGTTGCTTTACAGCAACAGCATTAATTGCGTAGATATGTGGCGTGCCGCTATCTGGCGCATTTTTGGGAGCTGGATTTGCAACTGTTTTATATGCAGCACTAACCCATTTTCGTTCTCCTATGTTTATATCTAACAGTGGCGCTTTTGTTGCACCGGTTCTCGCGGCCTTGGCGGCCGGAGGATATACTGCAGTTGCAGTTGGCGGTGTAACAGCCTGTTTGGTATATTGTATCTTTGGTGTCATTTTTAGTCGTATTGGCGTTGATAAACTATATAAGTTTATGCCAAGGGTTTTGATAGGTAGTATTACTGTTGTAATTGGTATAAATCTTATGGGATTTATTACTGGTTATATTGGTGATACAGGGAATCTTGGAGTAATGATTGCTTTCGTTACTGTTGCAGCGATTGCACTTTCCAGCCATTACCTTAAAGGTACACTTTCATTGTTCCCATTCTTAATAGGAACTCTTGTGGGTTATATTGTATCCATTCCATTTGGTCTTGTAGATTTTTCAAAATTTCAAGGTATTGGACTTTTTAGTATGCCCGACTTAGCCTGCGCGCATTGGACTGCGGTTAGCTTTAAGAGTTTAATTCCTGTTATTGTACTTTATATTGCTTTTACAATTAGTGCAATTTGTGAATGTTTAAGTGACCATGCAGTACTTGGAAATATTATTGGTGAAGATTTATATAAAAATCCTGGTCTTTCGAGTATCTTTATTGGTGAAGGAATAGCAAACTTGTCTACTGCATTTTTCGGCGGCCTGGGCGCATGTAGCTACGGAGAAGGCGTGGGCGCTGTTGGATTTAGTAAATGTGCATCTGTCAGTGCTACATTAATGGCTGCTTTGATGATGATGGCACTTGCGTTTCTTGAGCCAGTGCAAGCCTTTATAAGTTCGATTCCATCCTGTGTTATTGGTGGCGGCACAGCTTGTCTACTTTATGGCTTTATTAGTGCAAGTGGTATTAAAACATTAAAAAATGTTGATTTGGATAATCAAAAGAATTTGATTATTTGTTCTGTAGTATTGGCGCTTGGTATTAGCGGTATTGTAATTGGTAATGACGTATTTAGTTTAAGTGGTACAGCTTTAGCATTAGTAGCTGGTATTATATTGAATCTTGTTTTGAAGGAGAAAGAAAATGCTTAAGTTAAAGGTAACAGAAGAATGGCGTTGCGAAGACAAGAATGAGGCCGAAGCTTTTATTAAGGCAGCGCGCGAAGATAATGGATATACTGTTGTAAAAGCAGGTTATACCCATAAGGAGAAAAAGGCGAAGGGTGAAGTTATAGACGAATGTGAGGTTGTTTCTATTACGAAACTATATGCAACAGTATGGAACCTGTAAATGCTCATACACGCATTTAGCCACCTATACATTTTTTATAGAACCCTGAAGATTGTAAATATTATAAAAATGCGGATTGTCTTGGCGCGCGAGTCATTTCTAAATGCGCGCCAGATGACTGTAAGGATTTTTTAAATGCGAATTTGCCGCAAGTGATTACGCTTTGCGGCTCGACGCGTTTTAAAGATTATTTCTTTGAAGCGGCGCGCGACCTAACTCTCCAAGGATGGATTGTTTTAATGCCTGGTGTTTTTGGGCATTCTGGCGATGAAATTACTGACGAGCAAAAACAAAAATTAGACGAACTTCATCTTGAAAAAATTAGATTATCTAATGCAGTTTTCGTACTTAATATAGGAGGATATATCGGAGAATCTACGTAGCGGGAAATTGATTTTGCGTAGGCACGAGATATACCAATCTACAAATATGAATGAAGATTATTTGGAGTTTAGTTTATTAGATGTGGATGATGACAGTTTCTTAAAAGCAGAGGAAGAAATCATTTGTCGGCATTGTAAATTAATTTCATATATCGAATTTCAAGCGCAAGAAGACGCAGAAGTCATAGATTTTTCTAATTACAATTTTTAGACAAATGAAGGATACGTCTTATGGAGTTGCTATTATAAAGAAAAAGGCATTAATGAGCTAACTATTAATAGCGACTGTATGGTAAGTCAAGCAATTTTAGAAGATGGTACTAGTGAGTTTTACTGGTGGCCAGCTGGAACAATTACATTTTTAGGAGAGTCAGAATGAATTACGTTTAGTTAATTGCATTATTATGCGCAGTCTTAGCGATTGCAGTTCCTTTTGGAGTAAAATTTTACAAAACAAGTCAATAGTTAATAAGAGAAAAGAATTGGCCTCGTTTGGTTACAGCTGTAAGTCATTATATGGAGCAAGCGGAAAGTTTGTTTGAACATGGAGCAGATAAAAAGGCTTGGGTTTTAACAATGATTCAGACAACCGCCGAAGAAATCGAATATGATTTAACAGAGGAAGATATGCGCAACTTGAGTGATTTAATTGATACTCTATGTGAAATGTCTAAGGTTGTAAATGTAGAAGAAAAAGAGGAAGAGGAAGAAGCAGAGGCCGTTGAATAAAATTCAACGGTCTTTTTTTGACTTTTTTAAAAATTTATGGTATAATTATATTAGAAAATGAGATAAGGAGGTAATCATATGAATCGTTTGATTGTCGTTGCTATTGGAAACAAAGCTGAAAACAAGATTAGCTTTAAGGTTGCAAATGATTCGAAGGCGGCGCTTCGTATGGTTACACAGGCGCATGAGGATGGACTTGTAACTGCAGTAGGAGCAATTACCTATAAATATTCTCGTGAAAAAGCATATGCTCAACTGCGCGCAAGTCTTCGTAAAAAGATTTTGGAGAAAGTCGGAGTTAAAATTTGATTTTTTCTAAAATTCGTGGTATAATTATTATAGAAAGTTGAGGGAAGTAAAAGAGCAAAAGCACCTCAATCTTTAGGGCGGTGGGTAAATTGGCCCTCGCAGTTAGTGGGACAAAGTAAACAAAACCCACTCGAATGTGCGCGAAATGCTAAGTATCGCGGCAGGGATTATATATGATGGGTGTAGCGAAAAATAGTCGAAAAGTACCTACACCAAAGGCGATTGTTCCGTCCTTTAAATCTTTTGTACGGGGCGCGATTACAGCAGGCTTAGCACTGGAGAATTACTGAAAACGTACAAAAGTAAATACAATTTCGCCAGGGTGGTTAATGGCAACGAGGCGTGGTCCAAGTAGCGAAAGCGGAGCTTGGTAAGTAGCGAAATGTATTTAAAAAGAAGTTGGGAGGTCTACCTTTCTACCTCCCCTAACTTCTACGAGGTAACCCTCCCAATGGCCGTAGTGCAAGGCGGCAGAATCGGTGAGACAGGCCTATGGCAGTAACGTCAAGACCGTGAAGTGGTGAGCACATCGTATAGTGAGACGAGAGGTAACGTGAACCACCGTACAATCGCGCGCCGTAAGTTGGCGGTCCGGTAGACTAAGCCGGGTAACAACAAAGCCCCTAAGGGAGTCATGACCTTTTGGAATAATGGATAAGGAAAGGGTCCATGCAAAGATGCGATTCTATACAATAGTGGAGCAGAAACTATAAATGTCATCTGCCGGGTAAGGCCACAGTACCATAAGTTAAGGTTGAGTGGCGGCCATCTATCGGGTCTAAAAGATAGAAAACTTATCGAAATAACCGAAACAGTAGAGAAGAGAAGAGGATAATAGGTCGCTAGCTCTTACTTGGAGTGGCTAACCAAGAGACTGCGGGACTCTGCGCCGCCGCACGCTGGAGTAAGAAGTAGATATGGGGAGAAATCCCGTCATGTGACGGGCGCATGACATAAATAAAGAAAAGCCCGTTTTATATGGGGGATTGGTGTTAGTGGCAAGCATTTCTGACTTCCAATCAGACGGGGCCGGTTCGAATCCGGTATCTCCCTCCATAGACCCATACAGCAAAACTGTAGAAATGCAATAAAAATATATTGGATATTTATGATTACATTTATAAGGGTCTAGTTTATATGGGGCAGTATCCCAATCGGAAGAGGAAGCGGACTTTCGTTTTAAACGATGAGAGCGCGCGGATGTGAAAACGTCGCGTGGATGCTGGCTAATTCGGCGAAAGACTCTACGAGTTAACGCCGAGCTAAAATTTGGAAAACACTTCAAAAAAATATAGTTGTGTCTTCCATTTTCTACTTTATAGTAGAACGGAGGATAAGAAATGAGAACTGATATTTTAGAGAAGCGTGAGCAAATTCTTACATGGATTAGTGAGAATAGGTCAAAAGCATACATGGCCCGAGAGTTAAAGTGTAAACAAGAGACATTATCTAAATATTTAGATAAGATGGGGATTGTTTATGCTGGTAATCAAAGCGGCTTAGGTACTACAAAAGCAAGTCGTCATAAACTAAATTTGATTGAATACTTGGCAACAAGTCAAGATATTCAGTCTAATAAAGTAAGAATACGTTTGCTAGAGGAAGGATACAAAGAACATAAGTGTGAGTGTTGTGGTTTAACAACCTGGTTAGATAAGCCAATTCCTTTGGAATTACATCACATTGATGGCAACCGACACAATAATACTATTGAAAATTTCATGCTTTTGTGTCCAAATTGTCATGCTTTTACTGACTCATATCGTGGTAAGAATAGCGCCAAATAAATGTGTAGAGACTATATACCAGCCTCCTAAGGATGGCGCGCCGTCTATGGAGAAGACATAGTCCAGACTACAACGCAGTAATGCGGCTATGGTGACATAGAGTAGTAAGAAAATCCGTACAGTATGGGTTCGAATCCCATTTGCCCTACCAGTTTTATCTTGAGGTATTGTCTATGTCTGTATCTCTTTTTGTAACCCTTTTTGTGGGCGGTGGGTTTGTAAATATTCTTCTAACCCAAGCAATCAAATAGTTTTATTACAATAGAAATGAAGCGGCAAGTCCTAATGTAATTGCACTTATAAATGCAATTATTGTTGGCGGTGGTGGAACCGCCTTTGCTTATTCTTTATTAGGAATTGAATGGTCGCTAAATAATATTTTATGTCTTATTGCGATGATGCTATTTGTTTGGATGGGAAGTATGATTGGATATTCCAAAATTTTAGAGACTTATCGCCAATTTCGTACTTGGTAGATGCAGGTAAATTAGGGAAAAGATATAGTTGATGCAACGCAAGAACTCGTAGATAAAGTAAATAATAAAGAAAATGAATGAAATGCGGCTTGGGTAACGATGCCTAACCCTGTAAGTGGTGGATACTGGAACCATAACCGTTTTTATGTGGGTGTAGTACAATGGCAAGTGCGCGGCCCTGCCATGGCCGATATGAGGGTTCGATTCCCTTCACTCACTCCATATGGTCGAGTAGCTCAGAGGGTAGAGCGCAGGTCCGAAGAACCTGGCGTCGGGATTTCGATACTCCCCTCGACCACCAGGTAGAATTGTCTACCAAAAAATAAAAGGAGAAAACAAAATATGAGAAAATTTCTTGCAGTATTAATGGCTTTTATCTTGTGCTTTTTAACTGCTTGCGGCGCAGCGTAGACGTCTACTCCTACTCCTACGTAGGGCACTCTTAAAGTTGGGTTTATTTATCTACATGATGAAAATTCTACTTACGACGCAAACTTTTTAAATGCAGCAAAGGAAGCTTGTGCGGAAGCTGGAGTAGAGTGTATAAATAAAACCAATATTCCAGAAAGTGGTGAATGTTACGATGCGGCCTGTGAGCTAATCGACCAAGGATGTAGTTTAATTTTTGCTGATTCTTTTGGTCATGAGCCATTTATATTGTAGGCAGCAAAAGAATTTCCAAACGTAGAGTTCTGTCATGCAACTGGTACTTTAGCGCATACAGCAAATTTACCGAATTTTCATAATGCTTTTGCGGCAATCTATCAGGGAAGATTTTTGGCTGGCGTTGCTGCTGGTCTAAAGTTGAATCAAATGATAGACAATGGCGAATTTGATGCAGAAGATGCATTGGTTGGTTATATTGGTGCTTATCCTTATGCCGAAGTAATTTCTGGTTATACTTCTTTCTATCTTGGTATTCGTTATGTTTGTCCTTCTGCAACAATGAAGGTAACATATACTAACTCTTGGTATGACGAATCTCTTGAAAAAGAAGCAGCTGTTGCTTTAATTAATGCCGGATGCAAGCTGATTAGTCAGCACGCAGATAGCATGGGCGCGCCAAGTGCTTGTGAAAATGCAGGTATACCGAATGTTTCTTACAATGGTAGTACGATAAGTGCATGTCCAAATACTTTTATTATTTCTTCACGTATTAATTGGGTTACATACTTCTTACATATTATTGATTGTGTAAAGAATCATACTCCAATTGAAACAGATTGGGTTGGAACAATTAGTAATGAATCTGTTATGTTGACAGAAATTAATGAAAGAGTAGCTGCTCCAGATACAGCAAAAGTGCTAGCAGACACAATGAACTTTATTCTAAGTGGTGAGTTACGAGTATTTGATACTTCTACTTGGACAGTAAATGGAGAACAATTAGAGGAATATCTAGCAGATGTTGATACTGACGAAGCCTATACCCCTGATACAAATGTAATTGCTGATGGATATTTCCATGAATCAGAGTATCGTTCTGCTCCATATTTTGATTTGTGTATTGACGGTATTAGTTTTCTAAATGGTTAATATATTGGCCGCGATTTCGCGTCGCGGCCGCTCCTTAAAATTTGAAATTTTCTAAAATTTATGATATAATAATTATAGAAAGTGAGAAAGGGGAATAAAAAAATGAGTCCGTTTGATGATTTTGATGTGCAGCGTCAGTCTGATGAGGATGCCTGGGAGCGTGAGTTCCTTGAGTGGTTTAGTATGCAAATCTCTCCGTATAAGGTCTATGAGGTTGACTGTGATGATGATACCAATGGAGACCTTATTTATGAGTGGACTGGCCATCCCGATTTTTCTCTTTCATAATTGGTGCCATCGTCTAGCGGCCAAGGATAGCAGACCCTCAATCTGCTGACACCAGTTCAAATCTGGTTGGCATCACCAGCCGTACCTTTAGTCTTTTGGGTTCGATAACGAGGAGAAAAGATAGTGAGATTTGAGAGTATTCACTAATCAATAACTCTCCGGCGCGAGTTAGAGTGTCGTTAGGTCTGATAGACTAAAATATCAACCGTGGCTTGGTGCTGCCGCGTCAAAAAAGTAATCCGGTGGATTGGGAGCCAGCCTCAAAAACAAAGTGACCCGCTGAAAGAAAACTGCGTAAAAAACTAAAAAATAATGCCAATTCTCTTGGCTGCAAACAAGAGTGAGGACGTTGCAGAGTCCAAAACGTAGATCGGTTGCGTCAATAGCCGACGGACATCTCGCCCGTTGAGGAGAGAAGAGTGGGTAAAAGAGCTAAATCCCACCGCCAGAACATAAGGGTATATGGAATGGTTGGATGCTCGGGGCACCGTGGCCTTTTGCCAACACGGATGATACCTTGGAGACGTGGGTTCGAACCCCACTCTGGCGGCTTCGGCACGCTGGGTAGTTTAGAAGGTCAAAACACCAGGGACATTAATGGTCGCGTAGAGAACCTCCTCGTGGTGCGACTGGACGGACAGTAGTATGCGATTACTGAGCCGAGAACAAACTCTCAGATAGTTTCAATCTAATATCGCATAGGATTGAAGCGTTACTTACAGGACGCCACCCTGTTTGGGCTAAGGCTCAAATACATACAGTACCTCGGAAGCGCAAAAATTTCGGCTATAAAAGACAAAGAGAGGGAGCCGCAGAAAAGTAACAGCTATCGAACCGCATCGCTGGGACATGGGTGTAGGCGGTATATAAATTCCCACAGGCACCCCAGGGAGGCTGTCCCTCGTTAAAACAGCCGGTTATATGGTCCAGTGGACGAATGGTAGAGTCGTCGGCCCTTCAAGCCGGAGTTTGTGGGTTCAAGCCCCATCTGGATCACCAGCAAGTTCTCGATGTATAAGACTAAAAATCGTATAAAAAGTTTAGCTAATCTTTGAGCTTCGGCTCTAAATGGGCGAGTACCCCAATTGGGAGAGGGAATAGGCTCAAACCCTATGAAGTGTGGGTTCGAATCCCACCTGGCCTACCAACGTTTTTATGAATTGGACGTTAATCAATTCATCGTGTGAGAGGATGGATTTTCAGATTAAACTACCACTGGCGACGCCTCCAACGTCGATATGTGGCACAGTCATTTGAAAACACGTTAAACGAAAACGAAAGTAAATCTGAACTAGATCGTGGAGTGATGCGTATGAAAATTACAAAAATCTCCGAAGGCGAGGAAACGCCGATTGGCTAGTAGAAGACCTGGGCATGTCTTTAAACTGCCTACTGTATGGGCTTATAGTTTAACTGGGAAAATAGTGGTCTTGCACACCGCAGTTGCCGATTCAAGTTCGGCTAGGTCCACCATTTATATTGCGGGTGGGAGGTTAGTATCTTAGCTAGTCTCATAAGCTAGTTTAACACGCTGCAATTGCGCTGACCCGCAACCAAAATTTAATTTTGCAACCAAAATTTTAAATTTATTATCACTTATTACTACTTAATAGTAGAAGGTGATAGAATGACTGGTTTTATTTATAAGATTACCAATACATTAAATCAAAAAGTATACATAGGGAAGACTACTACATCTTTAAAAGAAAGATGGGAAGAGCATCAATTAGATGCATATAGAGAATCTATGAGTAATCGTCCTTTGTATAAAGCAATTAAAAAATATGGTATTTCAAATTTTTCTATTGAATTAATAGAAGAATGTGATATTTCAATTCTATCCAACAGAGAAATATACTGGATAGAAACATATCATTCTTTTTCCAATGGTTATAATGCTACTTTAGGTGGCGATGGAAAAATTTTGTATGATTATGATTTAATTGCTGATTTATTAAAACAAGGATTGTCTACTAAAGATATTTGTAATATTGTTGGTTGTTGTGATGAAACTGTTTTTAATGTTGCAAAACGGAATAATTTATCACTAAATTTTACTAATAATTTTTGCTTAAAAAAACAAAAAGTTTGCCAATATACGAAAACTGGAGAATATGTTCAATCTTTTGATTCGTATATTGATGCAGCACGTTGGCTAGAAGAGCAAGGAATTGTTAAAGAATCAGCAGGTAGTGCTAGAAGTCACATAGGAGAAGTTTGTCGTGGTAAACGTAAAACTGCCTATGGTTATATATGGAAAAATGCCTCGATAGTTTAATGGTGAAAACACCGCTTTCATAAGGCGCGAGAGTAACAGTTCAAGTCTGTTTCGAGGTACCAGCGGCAAAGAATAGAACGCCGCAAACGTAAAAGGGAGGAATTTTACAAATGAAGTATTTTAGTGAAAAAACGAACAAAACTTACGACACCGAAGAAGATTGCCGCTTTGCAGAAGCCGAATATGACAAAGCAATCGCTGAGGAGAAAATTAAAAAGGAAAGACTTAGTACAGAACGTAAGGCGCGCGCGAGCGAGGTCGAAGAAGCATACAAAGCAGTTCTCGAAGCGTCAAAACTCTACAGAGAAAAGCTCAATGCTTTTGTAAAAGACTATGGCTCTTTTCATATGACTTTGCGGACTGGAGACGGAAATCCTTTTGATTTGTTTGACAGATTTTTTGATCGCTTTTGGTAACTAAAAAAGTAGAAGCATTAATTAAAGCCTTTACTTAAAATTAGACCCGTACAGCAAGAATTTTTATAGGTCTTACCTATTCTTGTTATAATGAAGAAGTATGAAGTCCTGGCGATTGAGCTAAGACTCTTGCGGTGGGCGCAATCACACGTAAAAAATGGCCAGAAACAAACTGTAAATAAGGGTCTAGAACTTAAAATTTGAAAAATTCCAAATTTTATGTTACAATTATTATAGAAAGTGAGAGAGGTACGAAGTACGAAAGCCTCTTGGCAACAATAGTGAAGTATTTACCTCACTTCTGAACTCCGGTCTATCAAACGTAGTGGACACACGGTGCATATCTACGGGGTACACGTTAAAGCGGAGTTTTGGGTAGAATATCATAGGGAATACACCTCATAAAGTCAGTAGCGTCGGAGCTGACTATAACTACAAGCCGGCGCGCCTTATACGGGTGAGTAGCTCAGAGGCAGAGCGCGTGCCTGTTAAGCACGATGTCAGGATATCGTAATTCCTCTTACCCGCCAATTATAATAATAGGAGTCATTTAATTATGGCATACATTTATAAAATTATAAATGATGTAAATTAGAAAGTTTACATTGGAAAAACAGAATTTTCTCTTGAAAAACGTTTTCAAGAACATTGTAATGATGCTTTTAAAGAGTCTCAAGAAAAACGCCCTCTTTATGCGGCTATGCGAAAATATGGAATTAATAATTTTCATATTGAATTAATTGAGGAAACTTTTATGCCCGAAGAACGTGAAAAATATTGGATACAGTATTATGGTTCTTTTAAAAATGGATATAATGCGACTCTTGGCGGCGATGGGAAAAAGTATATTGATTATGATTTAGTAATTGCCACCTATAAACAAAATAATAATGCAGCAAAAACCGCACGGATTTTAAATATTTCATCTGATTCAGTACGGAATATTGTTAAACAATATGGATTAAATCCATCTAATGGCGGTAAAAATTATAAACCAGTAGCATAGTTAGATAAAAATACTGGAGAAATTATCGCAGTTTTTGCTTCAGCCACGGAAGCCGAAAAGACTTTACATATTACAAAACATATTAATGCAGTATGTAAAGGAAATAGGAAAACTGCTGGTGGATATGGTTGGAAGTATATTTAATTTGTTTCCGGAGTTGTGTAATGGTGAGCACTACGGTCTCTAAAACCGTAGGACAGAGTTCGAATCTCTGCTCCGGTGCCAACTCAACAATAGGGCGCGATAATCGCGCCCGACCATAAAAAATTTTGAAAGGAAGTAATACAATGCTCAATAAGTTTGCTAAAATCTATAACATTAGTCCGAAGTCCGATTCCAAACGTCAACAGTGGCTTCGAGATAATGCGCGCACATATGACAGAGTAGTCTGTGCAGAATGCGGTGAAGGGCATACAACTCTATATAAAGTTGGCGAGCAGTATTACTGCCGTGAACATCGAAATAGAGTAGTGTCATAAAGACACTTATATCTTGCGGTAGCTTAATTGGTAAAAGCATCCGACTTATAATCGGAAGAGTTCTGGTTCGAGTCCAGGGCGCAGGACCACTTAGGAGGGAGTAGAAATACGACATAACCTCCGAAGAGTATGCCGTTCAGTATTAAGGAGACTGCGTTCCGGCCATAATAGAATCAAACTCCGAAAATAGTGGATCTGCGGACGGAGTTTTAGTAATTAAATCCCGTCCGGCTTTTTATTTGGGGAGATAGTACAATTGGTAAGTACTTACGACTGATAATCGTAGGATATGGGTTCAATTCCCGTTCTCCCTACCAGTGTTCGATCTACCGCGGTCAGCCCGTTAGACCTTAAATGGCGGGACATCTATGGGCGTGTGGCGCAATGGTAGCGCAAGAAACTTTTAATTTCGAGGTTGTCGGTTCAAGTCCGGTCACGCCCACCATATGTGTCGCTGGTGTAATGGAAAACATGGCGGTCCTCTAAACCGTAAGATATAGGTTCGAGTCCTATGCGGCGCGCCATATGCGCCTATCGTATAAGGAAAAGTACAAGTCTCTCCTAAAGACTAAATATAGGTTTGAGTCCTATTAGGCGTACCAAATATTTTAAAAGGGGTGATATTATGCTATAAATTCTATGTATAGGAGGATAGTATAATGTCCAGAAGTTACAAACACACCCCAGTATACAGTGATTATAGTCGTAAAACCACACGATACATGAAGCGGCTTGCTAGTCATAAAATCCGTCGTAGTGTTAATATCCCCAATGGAAAAGCTTATCGTAAATTTTACCCTTCTTGGGATATTCATGATTACATTACCTACTGGCCGCAGTCTGATGCGATTGAGCGTTATAATCAATATTATGGCCTTTATGGGAATCAAACCTTAGAAGAATATCTTAATAAAGTTTGGAAAAAGTATTATTTCAGAAAATAAAAATTTGATAAATCTTAAAATTTATGATATAATAATATTAGAAAGTGAGGGAAGAACCAATGGGCAGAGATAGACAAGAATTTAAAAAGAGTCCAGAGGAATTAACCGAGTACCTCATGTTTCGGCGCCGCGGCTCAGTAGTCCCTTCCAAAAAGGGCCGTGGCAGCCCATATAAAAGAAACTCAAAACATAAGAAAAGAGAGGAAGAACGTAATGCCTTTTGTTGATTGCTTTGCCTATTGCGGCATTGGCATGAACAAGTGCAAAAATAAGTATTGTTCGGCTAATCCGAACTATACAGCGCCGAAGCCTCGTGTGAAGCCGAAAGGTGGACCCGGCGCGCCATGTCATACGACTCGTTCTAAAATCCGTAAGGACGATGGGCGCGGTTATACGTATTGGCAATTCGAGGATTAAGCACCGAAAGGTGCATATGGGTTCGTAGTTTAATGGTAAAACACACGCCTCTTAAGCGTCGAGACTGCACGTTCAAGTCGTGTCGGGCCCACCACTTATAAATATTGGGTTCCAGTAGAGCCTGAGGCGCGAATGTGAACGTCAGATGACTGACTTCACTGAGTAGAGTAGTAAGGGTATCCTGTAGGTTAAAGCGAGCTGGAAGTCGCGAGTCTCCGCCCAATATTTCTATATACCCTATATTCCATATACCATGTTGTATAGTGGAACCAAAATAAAGGTAATATCTTTATCTTCTTTATATCGCTCCGTAGTTCAATTTGGCTAGAACGCCCGGCTGTCTCCCGGAAGGTTGCGGGTTCAAGTCCCGTCGGAGTGCCCAACGTATAATATTATACAATCTTTGCGCGAGTATGAGTTGCAAACGGTCTCGCTAATAAAATCGTTAGATATATCCAGGAGTACGCCAATAGGATTTAGACGGCCGCATTTGGGATGCGGAGGCTGCGAGTTCGAGTCTCGCCTCTTGGACCAGCGAGGCTGTGGATAACCGGGCGGTTCGGCTGCTAAAGTCCACTCACCCTATAGAATGGGCAAGATAATAGTTCTATTAGCTATAAATACTGCGGCGGCTCAGTTTGAATAGAGCGGTCTATATGGCTACTCTATGTTTATAACCGCCATTTATATGGGCGATTGGTGTAATGGCAACACATCTGACTCTGACTCAGAAGTTTGAGGTTCAAGTCCTTAATCGTCTGCCAATTCTAATTATAGGAAGTATCATATGAAGAAAACACTATAGACTTCTATTATAGCAATAATTTTAGCTTTTATTTTACCTATAAAAGCTTATGCTTACTGCGGCCCTGCGTTTGTGGCAACAGAGTAGCTTAATGTCTATGACGGCGGTGGATAGAACTGTAATATCATTGATTGTTTGCCCCGTTGGACGAATGTGACTATTGATGCAGATGCTGGCTATGGTTGGTATAAGATTAGTTATAATGGTAAAACAGGATATGTAGCTGGATATTATTTATTATTTGGAAAAGCAGAGGATGTAAAACCAGTAGAGGAAAAACCGCAATAGACAGCTCCGACTCCAACGCCTACTCCAACCCCAGTTCCTACAGATGCAAAAATTATCAAAACCGCCAAGAAATATATAGGTGTTCCTTATAGATGGGGTGGCACTACTGCAAAAGAAGGTTTTGATTGCTCTGGATTTGTCTATAGAGTTTATAAAAAGAATGGAATTAAATTAAATCGCGTAGCACAAGATATGTGTTCCAATGGTGTAGAAGTATCTTTGGATAGTCTTTAGCCAGGTGACATTTTATTATTTGGTAGTTCTATCTATAATATCTGGCATGTTGGACTATATGCCGGTAACGGTACAATTATTCATGCTTCTTATGGTGAAACTGTAAAGATAGATAATATTAGTGAATTAATTGGGATGCAATTAATTACTGCGCGCCGAGTGCTTTAAGATTTGATTTTTTCTAAAATTTATGATATAATAAATATAGAAAGTGAGAAAAGGAAATATCGCCGCAGTTATAGTTGTGTGCGGCTATGGACAAGGGTAAGAGCAATCCAACCTCGAAGTTGGCTCCTATCGACAGAGGACGCAATTCGGTGCAAATCCGATACCTTTTTTCAATAATTAAAATTAATAGGTGCAACGAAGCCGAAACACAGAGGGGTCCCCTGCAGGGCTTAGACAGTTGAATAAGTAGCGCCACTTATATGTGTTAGGATTGAGCAGCAGTTGTTAAATGGAGTTAGATGAACAGCCTATTGATTTTATATACCGCCATAGAGTAAAGGTAACTCGCGGGACTTTGACTCCCTCGTTATTGGTTCGAATCCAGTTGGCGGTGCCATATGCCCGATTACCCCAACGGAAGAGGGAGCTGGCTTAGAACCAGTAAAGTGTGGGTTCAAATCCCATGTCGGGTACCAGTGTCTTTATGAAAGCACTCCTCAATATTTTACCCTGCGGTGCTGAGGCACCACTTAAAACTGCCTCTTTTTCCTTTGGGCGAGCCGAGTGATGGTCACTCAGCGGGCTGTAAACCCGTGGTCTAACGACATTGTAGGTTCAAGTCCTACCTCGCTCACCAAGGTCTACTGTTTGGCAGTTTCATTCGACCCGCTTTCGCGTGAAAAACTTAGTAGAAACTGCCGTTTATATGCGCCTGTAGCATAACGGAAGAGTGCACGTGGCCACGGACCACGGTTGTGGGGGTTCGAATCCTCTCAGGCGTACCATATACGGAGTTAGCTCAACTGGAAGAGCACCTGGTTTACACCCAAGAGGTTATGGGTTCAAGTCCCTTACTCCGTACCATTAAAGACCCGTACAGCAAAATTTTTCTACAAAACTGCAATTTTTTGGAAGAAGTTTTATTGGGTCTTGTATATGCACGAGTGCTGCAATAGGAAGCCAGGCATGGTTGAGGTCCATGTGTCCGATAGGACATAGGGGTTCAAGTCCCCTCTCGTGTACCAAATAACTAAAAGAGAAGTGAGAAAAATGATAAGTCCAACTCATGGAGAAATGACTCTGCGGCAGACCGCACTCCTAATCAAAAATTTCATAGAGTTAGACCCAGATTCACAGTATGCAATCTATATTGGTTCTGACAGTCAAAACACTTACTACACCAAGATGGTAACGGTCATCGCAGTCCATAAGGTCGGCCGCGGTGGTCAGTACTTTTATGAGGTTTCCAAATACAATAAGATTCGTGATATTCGCACGAAGCTTTATACAGAAACTCAGCTTAGTTTGGATATGACTGATAAGCTTTTTACTGAGTTTGAAGGGCTAGGATTCAATTATGATGCAGACAATATTACGTTTTGTATTCATATTGATGCAGGTAATGGTGGTCCAAGTGGTCAAGTAATACCCGAAGTAGTTGGATATGTTCATTCTATGGGCTATAACTGCGAAGTAAAACCAGATAGTCCGATTGCTTCTTGTATTGCGGATAGAATAAGTAAATAAATAAAGGCGCGCACAGCTAAATCTATTATAGCATAATGGTAATGCACCCGACTTGTAATCAGGATATACGGTTCGAATCCGTTTTGCGCCTTGAATAAATAAAAAGACACTTACAGCAATCTTTTCTTTAATCGCCATTGAATTATAATATTTTGATTAGATATTGGGTGTCTTGATACAAACTAATAGACCCATACAGCAATTATTCTTATAGAGAATATGTTATCGGTTCAAGTCCGATTATTTCAGCCATTAAATTTGAAATATTGAGCAATAGGTAGCTCGATTCTTACTAAAGGGTCTAGTCTTTATCTCGACCGAGATAAATCATTTTGGAGAAAAAGGAGAAAATAAAACATGAATTTTACTAACGCTCTTGATAAGGAGTTCAACTACAAGTTGACCGAAAATGGCGGCCTTGCGCATAAGTCTACCTGCGATGCGCTCTATGATATGTTTGCCCTGGGTGGCGCATATCGTAGCCGTAGCGATGAGGATTGTGTCTTCCTTTTCGTGAAGGCATTTGAGGAAAATCCTACTTATGCTATGAAGTGCCTCTTTTATCTGCGTGACATTTTGCAGGGTCAGGGCGAACGTCGTTTCTTCCGTGTCTGCATTAAGTGGGCCGCAGACAACAAGACTAAGGCGATGGCGCGCAACCTTCAGCTCATTCCTGAGTTTGGCCGCTGGGATGACCTCTACGCTTTCGTAGGCACCAAGCTGGAGAATGAAATGTGGGAGTTCATGGATAGGCAGTTTTGTCTGGATTTGAATTCTCGTACTCCTTCTCTGCTCGGAAAGTGGCTCAAGTCTGAGAATACTTCCAGCAAGGAGTCTCGCGCCCTTGGCGCAAAGACTCGTAAGGCTTTCGGTCTTAGCTCTCGCGAGTATCGTGTCAGCCTTTCTCGTCTTCGTAAGCGCATCAATGTCCTTGAGCGTCTTATGAGCGAGCGCCGTTGGGATGAAATCGAGTTCGATAAGATCCCTTCCAAGGCTGGCCTTATCTACAAGAACGCCTTCGCGCGTCACGATGTGGAGCGCGCCCGCAATAAGGCTGTGCAGACCTACGAGCAGTTCGCCAAGGATAAGAACACTAAGGTTAACACCAAGGCTCTATATCCTTACGAGGTAGTCGAAAAGGCTATTGATGTGTTCGGTGGTATCTACTGGCGTTGGAACCGCAACGAGGTACCTTTGGACGATACTAATCGTCTAATGGTCAACAAGTACTGGGAGAATCTGGCAGAGTATATCTCTAAGCTGGATATGAACGCTCTTTGTGTTGTGGATACCAGTGGCTCTATGCATGGTACTCCTATCGACATCGCAATCTCTCTCGGTATGATTGCGGCTGATAAGGCTCATGGTCCTTTCCATGGACGCTACATTAGCTTCAGCTCTCGTCCTCAGCTCATTAAGGTTGAGGGTGTGGATTTCGTAGATAAGGTTCGCCGCATCTATGAAACTAATCTTTGCGAGAACACTAATCTCGAAGCAACTTTCGATATGCTTCTCAATGTGGCTCAGAAGAACCATATGAAGCAGAAGGATTTGCCGGATACTATTATCGTCATCAGCGATATGGAGATTGACTGCGCATATGGTGGTTATGGTTGGAGTTCTGACCATAGTGCAGCTCGCGCAAAGAACCGCACCATGATGGAGAATATGCGTCGTAAGTGGAAGCGCGCGGGCTATGAGCTTCCTAAGATGGTGTACTGGAACGTGGATGCACGCCAGGATACCTTCCTGGACGACGGTCCTGACGTAACTTACGTTAGCGGTGCAAGTGCTATCTTGTTTGAGCAAGTCGCAAAGGGCATCACCGCGCAGGACCTCATGTTCGAGAAGCTCGACAGTGAGCGTTATGCAAAAATAAAATAAGGGAAGAGAAATCTTCCCTTTCCGTGCGTCCTTATCGTGGCCGGCGCCGCGCTCCGCCTTGAAAGCGGCTGGTATCAGGGATGATATGGGGATCGACACCTCAGGGGCGCGCCATATGCGGAGTTCGCCTAATGGTAGGGCAACAGTCTAGAAAACTGTCGGATGAAAGTCCATGTGGGTTCAAGTCCCTCACTCCGCGCCATTTGCGCCACGGTTAATGGTTCAAATTCTGCCGGCAAATACACAATAGAAATCCCGCATGGTGAAAGCGTTCCAATAGGATGTTCGGCGCATTATATGTAGACGTAAGCATAATGGTACTGCCACGGATTGCTAATCCGTTCATCCCATGCGGGATGTGCAGGTTCAAGTCCTGTCGTCTACGCCAACCCTATGTCTCGGAGTGAAGCATTGGCAGAGCCGATAGTGATGCTTTTGGGTGAAACTCGATGCGGCGCGGGGCGCTTCGGACTTAGTGGGTAAAATAATCCATAAATGGTTTGATAGTATAGTTGGTAATTATAAGGCACTTGTAATGCTTAGACCTCGGTTCGAATCCGAGTCAAACCTCCATATATAAAAATTTTAGGGTTCAATTTTTTAGAGTTCAGAGTTCAATTTTCTACTTACTATTAGAAGGAGGAAATTGATATGATTGGTATTTATAAAATTGAAAATTTAATCAATGGGCATTGTTATATTGGTCAATCCGTTGATATTAAGCGACGTTGGAGATAGCATCGCACTGATTATAAAATAATTGATTATCCATTATATTTAGCTTTCAGAAAGTATGGTTTAGAAAATTTTTCTTTTGAGATAATAGAAGAATGTTCTAGCGATTTATTAAACGAAAGAGAAATTTATTGGATAAAATATTATAATTCTTATCAAGAAGGATATAATTAGACTCAAGGTGGTAATTCTTATAAGGCTTGGATAAAGATTAATGATGAATAGTTAACTGAAATTATTTCTTATTTACAAAATACTGATATATCATAGCAAGAATTGGCTAAGATGTACCATGTAGGAGAAGATACTATTTCTGAAATTAATCAAGGTCATACTCGCCATTAGGAAAATCTTAATTATCCTTTAAGGCAAAATAAAAAAGTAAATGTCTGTGTTGATTGTGGAGAAGTTATCTCCAGTGGGGCAATTCGTTGTAAAAAATGTAAGTATATACAATTACAAGTCACTACCAGGCCGTCAAAAGAATAGCTTTATTAGGAGTTATTAAATAATTCTTTTGTTGCAGTTGGGAAAAAATATGGAGTATCTGATAATGCTATTCGTAAGTGGTGTAAAGCTTATGGTATTCCTAGTAAAGCATCTGAATATAAAAAATTAAAACAATAGATGTAAGAGTCGTCTAACGGTAAGACAGCGGTCTCCAAAACCGTGCGCGAAAGCGCTATGAGGGTTCGAATCCTTCCTCTTATGCCAAATAAATATCTCCCTGGCGTTCGGCAGGGCGCAGTATTGCGATAGAAGCTTGGTCACAGGCCTGATATTCCGTTTAAACGAGGGACCACGGGAAACAGATATTTATATATGCTAGTATAGCTCAGAGGGAAGAGCACCTGTTTGGTATACAGGAGGTCGGGATATCGTAACTCCCTACTAGCCCCAAATTCGCAACCAACCCGGAAAATACTAGTTAAGTTGGCCAAATCCACAAATATTGCGGCGCGGGTTCCACGTTCCCCGTAAAATATGCGTGGTCCAATGCACCCATCGTCCAACGGCAAGGATACCGCTTTCGTAATGCGGAGATAAAGGCTCGAATCCTTTTGGGTGCGCCATATGCAGGATGTGGTGTAACGGGAACATACGTGATTGTGGCTCACGAGTTGAGGGTTCAATCCCCTCCGACCTGCCCAAATGCGGACGTAGTCTAATGGTAGAATAGGCGGTTGCAGCCCGCTTGGTGCTGGTTCAAATCCGGTCGTCTGCTCCAACGTCTCGGCGTGCCGAGGCAACTTTATTATAAGGTGATACATATGTTATCTCTTTCTCGCACAACGCTTTTAAGTTTGATTTAGGCTACCGCCCACGATGAAATTCCTAAAAGTGTAGTAGATTATTGGTTTACCATTTATGGCAAATGGATAGAAAAAAAGGAAGCAGAGGATTTGGAAAAAGATGAACGTAGACTTTGATGATATAAAAGGTTTAGAATTACTTGGACTAAAAAAAGTCCATACATTTCACGTATCCGTTGCAATATCTTTAGCTTTTTTATTGATAATGATTATAACGACTTTTGTATTAGTTATATTGCCGCTTCATAATATAATACTAAATATAGGATTTATATGTGGTATCATAGGCAGTATATATAATATGATTCTACTAATTCCAGAAAAACATTTACATTGGACTTTTAAGATTCCAAATGATTATCGTGGATGGCAATATTTGTTTCTTTGCGCGAATTGTATAAAATACGAGCCTGAAACAAATATTATAACATTACAATTTAATGACGATACAGACCAAGAATTATATCGTTTCATTTCGCTTTTAGAAAAAGAAAAGAAGACCCAAGATTGATTGGGTCTTTTTTATTTGAAATTTGCAATTTTTTAAAAATTATGATATAATAAATATAGAAAATAGGAAAGGAAGTATTTTCTATGTCCACAACTGTTGAAAAGATTATTGGGCAGCAGAGTATTTCTGACTGCATGAAACACGTCCAGACAATAGTTGATATATGGATGAAAGATAACGACATCAAGCGTTGGGAAGACATTGTAGCTCCCAACGAATTTGATGTTGTTGATGCTGACTACAATTTTGAAGTGCGCACTGGCGCTACTAAGATTGTATTGGTTCTGCACGACATGCCTTATGTCATTAAAATCCCTTATATTGGGGATGATGATTGGTGCGAGGGCATTAATTACTTTAATGGCGGGGCTTATGACAATGATGGTTATGATTATTGTGAAAATGAAGCCTACATCTATGATGAAGCCGTAAAGTTTGACTGCGCGCAGTTCTTCGTTCCGACACAGTTTTTAATGCACGTAGAAGATATTCCTATCTATATTCAGACTAAAGTGACTGGTTATCTGCGTTCAGAGCGGCCTTCTAATGAAGATGTGTTTAAGTACGCCTCCATTCGGAACTCTGACACGCTGGATGAGGACGTCGGCGCAAGACTTCTGCGTTATTATTCTATGACGGAGATTGCTATTTTCTTGAGCTTTATTAAGGCTTTTGAGATTAACGATCTTGAAGCCGCGCGCAATGGTGAATATGTTGAAGCTTTTGGTCGTTATGTCTTTTGGGATTATAGCGGCTATAAGGAAGGCAATATATAAAGAAAGGAAGAAAAAATGCGACAAACTTCAAAGTATTCCAAAGAATTTACAAATGAAATGACTGGCCGCATTGCCGTCATTCTCGCTGATGAGCAGGCCGCCCTCAACATTCAGCAGATTCAGATGCGCGACCCCAATCTTGTAGGTATTACCTCTCAGAAAATGGCACGTATGATTAATCATCTGGTCGAAATGGGTTTTGTTGCAAAAGCAAAAGGCAAGGACGGCCGCATGGTTTATAAGTGCTTGGCTGTAATGGAAGCTGAAGGTGTGGATGTTGAACCGTATCGCTATGGAGCAAATATGCAAGACAAGCCGAGCGATTTTCAAAAGCGATATATGGAGGAGCATCCAGATTATCGAAAACTTATTTATGGTGAAGAAAAATGAACGCAGCATTAATTTCTTTAGTAATTATAATTGGCAGTATAGTTATATCAATAATTATAGCAGGATTAATTGTTTTTCGTAATTATATTTTTCCACATCGAAAAACGCCAGCAAAGAAAGAAGGTAAGCCATGTATTACTTTTGAACAATTTTTGAGCTGGTATCAAATTAATCCTGAGCGTTGGCATTGGCATTGTCTTACAGGAGTAAATCGTGTTCTATTAGAATATGTAGAATACACACCTGAATCTAATAATCGTTTTTATCGTCCTTCTAAAAAATTATATTGGGCTACACATGATGATTGGAATAAATTTGAAGGATGGGTAGAGGAACAGTGTAAACAAACTCAAGAGCAAGAAGCTAATGATACACTAATCACTATTATGGAAACTGTTCAATCAGATATAGAGGCTTTGAAGAATAAAATAAATCAAAATGCTCAATCTGAATTCGAGCACATAGATAAAGAAAGAGAGAGCAACAAAAGTTTTTATTATCAAGTAATGACTTCTAATGGATATACATTAACCGACGAAGGGTGGTGGGTTAAAAATGAAGGTCTGTAAATGTGATAGATGTGGTAAAATCTTCGAGCCACTTTTTAACAAAGATGAAAATGATTTTTTCGTTCCTGTTATCCAGTTGGGTACAGAAACCTTTAGCTATAAAGATGTTGTAGGAGAAGTAGAATATTCATATGACATCTGCGAAGATTGTAGCAAAGAATTTCTGAAATGGTTCAAAAATGGTCAGGAGATAATAGAAAAATGAAATACTTTGTATATGAGCTGCATGTACGTACTCAGCCGTTTCATGCAGAGTTTTATGGTTATCTCATATATAATAAAACTCAAAATCAAGTCGGCTCTATCATTGTTAAAGAAACGCAAAGAGAAGCGCGCAAAAGATGTAATGAAATTCTTGATATAGCTTCTCAGTATGATAATAGTATAGTTGTATGGCGCAACTGGCCTATTGTTATATCGCGTGAGGATGATGAAGAGACTATTTTGAATACAATAAAAGAGAGGGAAATACAATGGGGTACGTAATTGTTATTCTTCTGATTGTGGGAGATTTGTGGTTGTATCTACGAGGCGGCCGCCCTGAGCATACGATTTGGCCGGAAGATAAGATTCGGTGGATGTAATGGATTTACATAAGTTACTAAAGCCTTATGAATATAGTAAAAAACTATATAGAGCCGAGGCTGCGGAAGTTTTGTTTAACTTTTTGGCTCAATATAGTGAAGTTCATTCGTGGTTTCATTGTTATTGTGACCAGGTAGAAGATAGTGACCCTGAACATTATTCTCACTATGTAGTAACATATTGGAGCGATGGAACTCATCCAACAACAAACATCTTTAATTTTAGAAAAGAGGAATAATATGGATTGGATTGCTGAAATGCGCGCCGGTATGGAAATGATGCAGGAAGCCTGTCGAAAGAATACTGAGTGGAATAAGTGTAGTGAGTGTCCATTTGATGAATATTGTACTATACTTATGGAGCAAAGCGTTAAAGACGGGCATGATTATGATACGTATAGTCCGGAGAACTGGATCGAAACAGAAATGGAGAGCAAGATATGAATAAAGAAGAATTTGATAAGTGGTTGGAATGGGCTTGGTCGCAGAAAGAACCGGATGAACCTTCACCTTTCTGCCCATTTGAGTTTTTCGGATATTGTGACCAGGCTTATACTGAAAAATGTTGGGAGTGTGAAGATGGCCCCAATGCACGAAAGGAATAATAATGAAGGAAATAAATTTTAGATGGAAGACTTCGCAGAATCCAAAAGTTCACCAGCGCGCGGTGAATCGTGTAATGCGTGCAATTAATGAAAACATTTATAATGATGACCTTTGGATGGGTAGATTCTTTGTGCGACAATACGCGCGCGAGGTCGTTATGTATGATGGCGAGCTGCACATGGCCGTTGAGCTTCGATTTTACGACCATAAAACAAAATACTATTCTTCTGAATGGTTGACATCCAATGAAATAATCGTTTTTGGTGGCTCTAAGATTTGGGGCCTAATGAATGATTTTATCGTGAAGGATTTGGATGTGTGGCGTACAGAGAATGTAAGAGAAGAAAAACAGGACTGGCGCGCGGTCTCAATAGAAAAGACAATTAGAGAGTCAAGAAATCTTTGGCAAAGAGTATAATATAACCCCACAGATGCATTACAGCACCTTGTGGGGCATCTTTTTATTTGCCTTTAGGTTAGCTCATGCTAATCGCCCGTCATTAATAGTGTGTGTGATTGAGCGGGTTAATTGCCCCCCGCGTAACCATACAGGATTCCATCTATTTCTTTCATTACATGTAGTCCTCCTTTGTGTTATTGATTACACGGGCCCGGGGTCGGGAGGGATAAGGCTCGGATATGCGTCGCCTGAAGCCGCGTAGAGGGTAAAGTACAACGGCTCGTTACCATAGATAGCGCCAAAGTAAAATGCATACGCAGAGTAGTCCTCGGATTGTGCTTCCGTGTTATCCCGCGCCACAACGAGGGAGTAGGTACTCTCCGGATACGGGTCGCCTTCTCCGTCGCCGAGAACAGCCGGCACATTAAGCACCACGGGTCCAGTCTTGAAGGCGGCGTACAGTTCGGCGGCGGTCATGTCGAGGTACGGGGTGTCTCCGTCAAAATGCACCACAGTCACGCCGCCTCCGCCGCCAGTCTATAATTTATCTAACATATCGCTTAATACCATCCTATTTGTATTTTCTGGTGTATTCATTACATAATTTAAAATCTCTTCTTTGTTCATTATTCAAACTCCTTACTTTTGCTGATAACCTTAAACGGGTCCGGAGTCTCTATAGTGCGGATAATCGTCAATGGTTGCCGCATAAAAATAATGCCCGTTCCAATCAAAGATATAACCGTGATCCTCAGAATAGACGTAGTATGTCAACTGCTCGTAAGTATGTAGAACAGCTTCGTCTTCGTCTTCATCTACGACTCCCTCCTGATAAACGAACGCAAGCGGCATGGCATCGACGATCTCCCCGGCGGTCTTGTCCATGCGGGGGGCTTCGTTTTCCTCCTCGACAACGTGGACGATGAGCGCACTTACACTATTTCCGTTACCTCCACTATTACTAAATTCATCTAACATATCGCTTAACACCGCCCTATTTGTATTTTCTGGAGTATTCATTACGTAATTCAAAATTGTTTCTTTGTCCATTTTATATAAACCTCCCTGGGTTACTATCTCATATATTAAGTAAAAATTTTTATGAAAAAACTATATAAATTTGATTTTTTAGAAAATTTATGGTATAATATATATAGAAAATAAGGGAAGGAGTATAAAAAGATGCTGATGGTCAAAACTAATCTTGGCAATTATATGCCAATAGATGAATGGCTGAAATACTACGCAGAATTGCTGCGCGGCGCTGGTTATACTCAAGAACAAATTGATTTTCGTGTGGAGCTTAAAAAAGCCGAGTTTAAAGAGGAGACAGACAATGAAACTGTGGGTTGATGACATTCGCCCTGCTCCCGATGGATACAAATGGGCGAAAAGCGTTCACGAAGCCATCATTCATATCTGCCAGATGACGCGTTCCGATGGCACCCACAACATTGAGGTGCTTGACCTTGACCACGATGCTGGCGATTACGCTTGGCAAGGCGGTGATTATATCGCCCTGCTTGACTG